ATGAAAAACTGGCTGAAGAACCTCTATGCGGACGCGGGCATATCGTTATTTATGCTTTTCGTCGCCTTGGGAGGGGCCTCGATCTTCGGGGTTGTTCTTTTTTTCATTGTGGGCGCAGAGGCCGCGGGGAAAATTCCGACCCGATGGGCTGCTGCTCTTATGTTTACGATAGCGTTTCTGATTATTATCGGAGTCGTGACGTACGTGCGGCGAATGGAATTGCCGAAGCAATAGCGTCAGCCGGGCGGCTTGCCGATCCCGAGGAACGTGTAGAGAATCCAAGAGACGCCGGCGAAAAATGCGCCGACGCCGAACCAGACGATCTTGCCGAGGCTTTTCATGCCTTCGGTCCGCCACCGATCCTGCTGGACCTGCTTGATCACCGGCTTGATCTCGTCGGTCACTTCCTTTTTCAGCGCGGCGACTTCCGTCTTGGTCTCGATCTGCTGGCGGCTCAGCTGGTTCATGCCCTCGTGCAGCTGGCGTCGGCCTTCAGTGGCAACGACTTCCTGCTGCTGCCACGTATTGGTCAGTCTGGTCACGGCCTCGCGGAGCGCGCCGATCTCCGAAGACATCTTCATTTCGGCTTCAGTCAAAGCACCATCCCCCGCCATTTGCGGCCGATAGAGAAACGCCGGGACCGCGCGAACGATCCCGGTGCGGTGATCAGGTCGAGCCGGCCGAGGCGGCCGCGTCTTCAGCTTTGGCCGCGGCAAGAGCGGATTGGAAGTCCGCATCGTACTGCGCACTCAACGCATCGAGCGCAGCCCACTGTTCCTCGGTGATGTCCCCGCTGTCTTTCAGCGCGGTGATGATGTTCAGTACGCTTGGCAGAAGATCCTTGTAGCCCTCTACGAGTATCGGGATCAGAGCGATCAGGAGATCGATGGCCTTGGCGATCGCGGACGACGTCGCGCCTGGCGCTACCTGCTGCAGCAGCGCGATGAGATTGAGAATGACGGCTTGCATGGGACAAAGTCCTTCGAGTTTGAGGATCTAGGTGCGGTCGGTCAGGAGTCGGTGTTGATGTTGTATGCCGCCATCACCTTCTTCATGGCCGCAGTCGCTGCGACGAGCGAGTTGTAAAGGCCCGCATCTGCCACGGTGCCGGGGTTGGCCTTCATCCATTCGCGCATTGCGTTGCGCGCCGCGATGCCGGTTTCGAACGGCTGCTCGACGGCGGCCGCGAAGCCCAGCGGACGGCACAACGGCTGCTGTTTCGGGCAAAGCGGCTGCCGGAGCGCAACGGTGACCGAAGCCTCAGCCGCGTTGAAGACGTTGATCGCGACGTATGCGGTCTTGCTCTTGATCTTGACGCCGCCGACGACGTCAGCCGCGTTCGAGACGAAGTCTTTGGTTTCCTGCCATTCCTTGGCGCATCCGCCGAGCGGACCGGCCACCACAAGCAACGCGGCGACAACGGCGAAAGCACGGACGAACCGGCTGGCATGGCGCAAGGTCAGCAATCTATCGAGATACATGGTGCTGTCTTTCTGTGTGAGAAACGAAAAAATTGCCCCGCCTAAGCGGGGCCTTGTCGATCAAGCTGCTGGCGGCTTCACACCGTTGAGGAGGCCAGCAACCAGCGTGCCCACCGCCCCGGCGAGGGTCAGGATGGTCTGCGCGGTGGATGGGTCATTGAGGAACGTGGCAAGCGCGCTCTTACCGAATGCGCCTGCGACAATCGCGGCAACAGAAAGAGCCGCGGTTACGGTGCCAGGAGTTACGTATTTCATGTTCGTTCTCCGATGAGGTGATGCAGGAAGATTGAAGGTCGAGCTTTAAGCTTCGCTCGAGACTGGCTTGCCCGCCGTCGTGATGATCGGCAGGTTCTTCATTCCGGTGAGGGCAGGGAGCGGCGCATTCTTCGGCCAGTAGAAACCGACGAACACGTCCTCGCGGTACGGCGACACGTTGACCATGTCGTTCTGGTTGCCGCCTGAGCAGGCGAGGGTGTTGGGGTTTTAGTCGCTCGGGAGGCCGCGCTTCTTCAGCTCGGCCAGGATTGCGGGAATGGTCTCAACCGTGCCGGCTTTGCCATCATCCTTGAGACCGTGTTCTCTCTGGAAAGCGCGCGTCGCCGTGCGCGTTTCGGTGCCAATCACGCCGTCCTCATCGAGCGGCGGCTTCCAGCCAAGCCGGTTGAGCGATCGCTGCAACCAGTCGGCGTCGTACACGACCTCGACCTCGCTTTCTTTTGGAAACGATATTGTCTTGTCGAGTTGCATCATTGCCAGGATGAGGCCGGCGCAACCGAGCTGCTTGTCGATCGTGTTCGGGTCGAACACACCGTCGGCGATGTACTTGCCGCGAACATACTGGTCGGTGCCGGACCAGATGTACGCGCTCGGCCGCCCCATGCGCGCGTAGCCGGTGCCGTTGAAGCGCTCGAGGTTCGTCAGCATGCCGCCGATTGTCCAATCCTTCAGCCGCGCGGCGAAGGGTGCGCAATTCACCAGCGCATCGATGGCCGCATCGGCGAACGACTTGAACGGCCCGCGGCCGGCCGGGACATGCACCGACTCCTTGTTCCACGGATCGCCCTGCGCCAGGCTGCGCGTGAAGTCCTGCGTCGACTCGCGATAATGCGAGACCGCGATGAAGACCCACGGCACGCCGGTGCGCTGCTCGATCTCGATATAGGTCGCGCGGTTCGCGACGGCCTTGGTGGCGAACGGCTTGAACTCGGGGCCGCGCGTCAGTTTCGCGGCATTCCAGCGCTGGATGTTCTTCTTCTTCAGATCGACGAGGTCGACTTTTGCCATGGTGTTCTCTCAGGGACAGTAGGGAGCCGAAGGCGGCGTGAAATTTCCGGTCCAGCGAGCAACGCCGACGCTGAGACGGAATTCGTCGAAAAACATGTTGTCGGACTGCGGCACCGTGCCGCCGATGCCGCCGACCGCGAAGACGCTGGTGCGAGCGTTCACCGCGCCGGCAAAGGTTGTCGTGCCCTCTTGAACCCCGTTGACGTAAAAGGAATAGACATTCCCGTTTCGGACCAGGGCGATGTGACTCCAGACCGCGGTAACGAAGGTCGACGTGCTGACCATCGACGGCGCGTTGCCGCCGACTCCGATGATCGTGTTCAGCTTATTGGCGTTGTCCCGGTACATTTCGACCGAGACCGTGTTCGGGTACGTCCCGGAAGTGTCGGCCTGCCCGAACAGGCCCTTGAAGCCGCCGGCAGAATTGCCGTTCGGGTTGAACCAGAAGTCGACGGTGAAATTTCCTGACCCGAGCGTGAAGTCAGCGCTGTTCGGCGTCTGCAGTTGACCGAAGCTGGTCTTCATGCTCGCCGTGCCGAATTTCGGCGCCGGCGACGTCGCTACCGTTGTTGCTGATGACGCAGGAGTTGGGGCTCCGGTCCATGTGTGAGCGGAGCCGCCGAAGTTGGTGTCGGGGAACGACACTCCACCGTTGCTGCCGTCCATGTGCAGCAGGATCTTGGTGTAGATGTCGTTGCCGCCCTGAAGACAACTGTTGTCGCCGCTCGAGCGCATGACCCCGAGGCCGCCGACACCAGGCAGCGCCTGCGCCGCCGCAAGCGCGATTTGCGCGACGACGAGCAGCGGCGCGAGCAGCACCGCGAAGAACTTCTTCACCATGGGGATTTTGCCTTAGTGCGCGAGGGCCTGGCTGGCGACCGAGAAGTCGATCAGCGAATTAGGCGTCACCACGAAATAGCAAAGCCGCGTTACGTTTCCGAGGGCGCTTGCCAGCGGCGCCGTGGCGACTCCGCCCGGCGTGAACCATTGCGAGCCGTACGTGATCGTCACCGGAGTGCCGCTGCCCGGCTGCGTTATGTAGATGCACCCGGTCTGTCCGGCCTTCTGGCCCGTCGGGTTCTGCAGCGTGAAGTTCGTTGCCGACGTCGCCTGAAAGGTGAAGTTGAAGCCCGCGCCAAAATTCGGCGTCACGCTCGATGTGCCGGACAGCGCGACAAGTGCTGCCGCGGCCGACGCACCATCCGCCGTCAGGACCTTGTCGGCATCCGCAGCCCAGATGTTCGCTGCCGTGGACTTGTCGATGTTGACTACGATGCTGCCGGAGCCAGTCACCGGCGAGCCAGACTGCGTGATACCGACGCCGGGTGTGATGCTGATGCTCAGCACCGTGCCGAAGGTCGCACAGCCGAGCAGGTGCGTGGCGATATTGTACTGCAGGCCGTTCGTGGCACCCGAACAGCTTGGGAAGGTCTTCACGGTCGGCGCAGCGGTGCTGCCGGTCCCGTTCATCCAGAAACCGTCGGCCGCGATATCGGCGAAGCGTATCGAATTGACAGTGTTCGCGAGGCCGTTGCCGAGCGTGAACGGCCCGGTGTTGCCTGCGATCGACGACACGCCGGCAGTCGCAGACGCCGCGACCTGGCCAGGGGTCACCTTCTTGAGCGTGCCAGCCGCGTTGTCGAAAATCAGGAGTTGGTCGTTGTTCGCGTCCGGCGACCCGCGCGCCGTTAGGCCTTGAACCGTAAATGCTGACTCCACCGCTCCGGTAGCGGCTGGGTTGCCCTTGATCGTGGCCGCGCCGATCGACGGCGCCGCGCCGCCGAGCGTGATGGTAGAACCATTGACGCGAGCGAACACGCCCGACGCGGTCACCCACAGATCGCCGTTCGCCGGCGCACCCGGTATCGAGCCAGGAGGCAGGTTGAAGCCAGCCAACGATGCGCCAGCGGCCGCGGTGACCAGTCGGCCCTGCAGAACACCACCGGTGACGTTGAACGGCGTGAACCCCAGATAGTCTTGCTTCGCGGTGAAGAAGCTATTCCATTGCGCGGGCGTCGGCTTGAAGTTCTGATAGAATGCCGGCGAGGGAGGAGATTGCGCGAACGCTCCGAGCGTTGCGCCAAGCCAGACGGCAATCGCGAAGATAAGACGCATCAGAGCTGTTCCATTTCCCATTCATCGACATTGTCGATCGTGAGGTCATCAATATCGTGCTGCATCTTCGCTGCCTTGCGGATGATCTCGTCCATCCGCTGCTGGCGACGGTCGTGGTCGTCGATGAAGTCGTTCTCGTCCTTCGCGCGCGCGCTGCGCATGGCCTTCTTGAAGTTCGGCTTGTCCTTCAGCTGCTCAGCGCGATCGAGGTCTGACTTCTGGATTTCAGCCTGCCTGATTTTCAGGAACCGACGCTTCATCGGCGGCGTCACCGCGTTGAGGGCGGCTTGTTCGGCCGCAGCAACTTGGTTGAACAGTTCGATCTTCTTCAACTCAAGGCGCTGCTCTGGCGTCGGCCCATCGTCCTCGACCACATAGTCTGGCTGGAAGGTGTCGGAGTTGACGGCGAGATCGATGTCGCGGTGCGCCGTCGGCCGGGGGAATGGAGCGTGTTTGTCGATCGGCTTGATCGCCAGATTGTTTGCATCCGCGTCGACGCGCTTCATGTGCGCGGACCATGCAGACAGTTCGCCGGCGAACTTCGCCACCGCGCCGGGAAAATCCCCGATGTGATCGGCTACCGACTTTTTGACTGTATGCGTCATGTCTTCCTCAGAGCTTGAGATAGATCGTGCCGACCATCACCCTGTGCACGGTATTGTGCGCCTGTCCGCTGCCGGAGTTCTGGATGCTGACGCCGGTTAGGGCCGGAACGATATCGATGGCCGTAGGGCCTGCGGGAAACGCACTCGTCGGGCCCGCGCCTGTGGCGCTCGTCGTGCCGCCGATCGTTCCGCCGGTGACCGCGTGGTCGTGGGTCGGGTCGGTGACGCCGTGCGCGTGCTGGCCGTTCTCATTGGCGACCAGCGAGTGAAGGTTCTCACCGATCGTCGAGCCCGGCGTGGTCGCGTTTCCGAAGATCGTCGGCACGCCGGTGAGGCGCGTGGTCGCCGCGCCTCCCATCGTGTCCATTCCCATCGTGGCTGTACCTTTGAGGTCCAGGATGGTGATGGTCTTGTTGGCTGCGAAGTCGGCAGCCGCGTTAGCTCCGCGTCCGGTCGAGACAGGGCATTGCGTGTTCGGGAAGTTATTCCAGTGCCAGGCGAACAAGTCGGCCGCCGACGCGCTGGCCAGACCGGTGGCGCCGGATGACGCGTTGCCGATCGTGAGACCGTTCGCAGGTATCCAGCCCGGCAGGTTTTCAGCGGTCGCCCGCCACTTCACATCGCCCGTCGTCATCGATCCGGTCGGATCGAACAGTATCCAGCCCGCGCCTCCGGCGTCAGGGTTCGTGACGTTGTTGTCGACAACGCTCATCCAGTACTTGCCAACCGCGGCGGCTTTGATGAACGCTCCGTTCGGATAACCGCCGATTGCTGCCGAGAAGGCCGCGTCATAAGGAAAGACGCCGCCAGCCTGCGTCCACTGCGAGGTCTGCGTGGTCTGCAGCATGATGCCGTTCATGTCCTGCTCGAACGGAGGCACGCCACCGGCACCTGTTGGGGTTCCGTTCAGCGGCACGAAGCCGGTATCGAGCGAGGCTGCGCCGTCCTGAATTCCGATCTGCGAGTTGACCGGGATTTGCCGGATATACGGCGCGGACGCATTGACACCGAACGCCTTCGGAAATTTCGGAGGGGCTGAGGCAAGCAGCATCTAATTCGTGTCCTATCCGACTTGCTGAACGGTTGCGCTGACGCCGGTTGGTTTCGGCAGCACGCCGGACTGAAGAACTATGGCGAGCTCGACTGGCGTCAGGACAAACTCGAATTTGTAGATCATCGTCATGTCGAGGCCGTCGACGACGTAGGCATTGCCCCGGTTCGGAAACAGCTTCATCAGGATCTGGTTGATCGCTGGGATCGACCCATCGCAAATGTTCGACAGTGCCTTCGCGAAGATCAGCACCCGGAAAGCCGAGTCCGAGAGCTCATAGTTCGTCGTGAGCGGGGTACCGATGTAGAAAGGCGACTGGTTGAACGGCTGCGACCCCGGCAACGCCTCTTGGAAACCGAAGTAGTCGCCCGGCGAGACCACGTTCAAGGTGCGAGAGACGCCGACGATGCGGCCCCAAACGTCGAGACCGTACCCCTGCGCCGTGTCGACATTCCAGATCATGTCGAACAGCGACTGGAAGTTCGCCGTCTGGTCGATGTAGGCATCCATGTTCGCTATGAGCCGCGTCAGGATTTCGCTGTTCGCGTACTGGCTGATGATGGTGCGCAGATAGTTGAAAGGCGGGATGTCGCCGATCGTCGACACCCCGATGACGAAATTGCCGATGCTGTTCGAATCAGGCCCCGGCGATGGAGGATAATCAGGACCGCTCATGTGATCGTAACAGCGATATTATCGGCCGAGATCGTCGGCACCTGATTGATGTTGACGACGACCTGGTTCGCGTTCGCGCGCGCAGCCTTCACCGGCCCGCTGCCGACGGTCTGCGACTTGTTAATCGTCCACGACGAACCCGAGCCAGCGGTGATGATGGTGCCGGGCAGGATCGTCCCAGCGTCGTTCGAAATGGTCTGGCCGACTGCGATGGCGCCGGTGACACCGCTGGTGGTCAGCGTGGTCCCGGCGATGGCGCCGGTGAAGGTCGCCTGCGTAACATTGGCGGAGCCGACCAGCAGCGAGACAATCTGCGCCCATCCGAGCAGCGACACCGGCGCGATATAGCGGCTCGCCAGAATGGTCGAGCCGATCCGGGCGCGCGGACCGCCGTCGGAGCCGGAGAACGCTTTGATGATCGTGTTCTGGATCTGCGTCACCGCGTCCGCCGGCACCAGCGGGCCGTTGAGGATGTTGACCGCAAACAGGATCGGCAGCGCCGGAGGTACTTCGAACGTGACGGGATAGGTCGGATAGGGCGCGTCGTATCCAGCCGTATCGAAAACATTGCGAGTGGTGTTGCCATTGTAGCCGCACCCTGGAGCCTTCTTCGACCAGATTGCGTTCGCGATTGCATCCAGACCGCCCCCGACCGCAGCGACGTAGAGCGACTTCCCAGCCAATGTAGCCCCGCCCGCCACGACCGGAGCGGCTGCGTTGTTCTCTGTCACGTAGGCGTCTAACACGCCGGGTACGTCGAGCACCGCAGCCTGCACTGATGGCAGCGAGCCACGGGAATTCAGCGCGACCGATGCCGCGCGCCTTTCCTCGAACGCCTCACGACTTTCGACATCGCGGCCGATCACGCCATCGGCGTCGTTGGTGATCGAATCCCAACCATTGACTGACTGATAGATCGTGTTCAGCGACCCGGCAGGGCAAACGATGGGCCCTGGGATTTGACACGCGAACGGCAGCACGACGAAACCGGTACCGGCGATTTCACCGGCCTCGGTGCAGACGTAGATGTTTCCGTCTTCGGCCTTCGCGAGGGCGCCAGCCGGGATGATGACACGCGCTCCACCGGTGCACCGCGCCTGCACGACGGTCGGCTCGGATGGGTCGCGCTCGAGGAAGTAGATTCGCCCGATAGCGTCCTGCCAGCGGCCCTCGGCATATGCCGGATCGATCTGTGTGCTTTGCTTGAGGAACTTGTTGTTCGCCTCCGCGATGATCGCGGTCGTGCTTGAGGCTAGTTGCCCCTGCGGCGTGCTGAGCGACGGATTTAGACCACCGCCGAAGGCCGTATTGTAGTCGGCCATGACGCCGTCGAGGACGGCTTGCTCGCTGGGCAGCTGGACCCCGTTCGGGCCAAACGTGACGCCGGGGACGTTCGTCGCAACTACCATGTCAGAATGCCGCCGCTGTTATCTTGCCGGTCTGGTCGGTGACTTGAATTTGCCCCGTGATCCGGCGCCCGCTGATCGACTGGATGAAGCAGACCGCGGCGATGACACCAGGCACGGTCAGCGCGGCATCGACACACTTGGCTTTGATGTACGGCACGTTCGGGGTTCGACCGAGGATCTGGTCATACGGCACGCCCTGCGTCGTGTCGTACCAGAGTTCACCGAGGCGAAGCATGACCGCACTCGCCGCGTCTTGCGCAAGAGAGTATGGGTTCGAGGCCACGGCGATGTTGCCGGCAACGTCGAGGACCAGGTCCTTCGTCACCGTGTCGAGCAGCATCGTCTTCATCAGTTGTTTGGTCCCGTGGTGCCAGGTGCGCTCGTTACCGGGTGCGTATGCGCCTTGATGCTCTTGCCCGCCGCAACCACGTCGGTGTCGCCGGTGAGCGTGCCGCTGACGCGAAGGTTGCCGGCATAGGTACTGGCGCCATTGACTGCCTGAATGGCTCCGCCGAGTTGCAGGTTCTGATTGATGATGACGTTGCCGACGAAGGTCCATCCAGTCGGACCGGAGGTCAGCTTATTGTTGTTTTTGTCGGCCAGTTCGATCCCGGTTCCGAAGAAACGGACGTATTGCTCCGGCACGCCGTTGAGAATGCCGCCCATATAGACGCCGTCTGCGAGGTCGAACTTCCGCAGCGATCCTGGCTGCGCCTCTGCCTTTGTCGACTTCACTGCGCTGATGTCGCGGTCCGCGACCGCCATCCAGCCGATATCGTCGACAGCCGGATCAATGATTACCGCGTTCTTGCCGCCCTGTATCCTCGTATAGGGGACATTGAATATCGTTCCGTGGGGCGTTGCGTTGCTCGCTCCGTCCAGCTGCTTGACGATCGGCTGCACGTCCACGAACCCGACCGGAGCCACGCCGCCGTCGTTCTCTACGGCAATCACCTTGACGATGGTCATGGTGCGCACGCGGGCCAAGCGCTGATTGATCGTGAACATCAGCGCGTTGTATTCCGACGAGTTGTCAGATGGACCTTGCTGCCCGTACCCCTTGTTCTCTTCGTCGGCCATCAGCGCAGCACCGGCGTCGGGAATTTCGGGTTATAGGCGAAGATTGTCGAGAACCATTGGCCGTTCGGCATCTCCGCCTCAAGCGCATGGTCAAGATTGTAGACAGCCCACTCTCCGCACGCAGCGGGCAGGTCGCTTTCAACTTTTATCTTGTTGCCGAAATTTATTGATGGGTTGAATAGGGTCTCCAGCATGATGCCGTAGGCCGTATAACTCGGATATCCTTTCATGCCGGTCGCTGGTGACACAATGGGAATTTGCCCGCCGCGCGACCCGTTCTTCGGCCATATGATCAGCTTTCGTAGATCGAAGAAAACCGTAATCCCGGCGGCCTCGGCGCAGGCCTGTGCCTGCGTCCGATACGATCCTGAAAAATATGGGTTCGACAGCTTTGCATCGACCCCATTGTTCTCGAACTCGAATCCCATCTTTGTCGCGAGGCTCGCCATGATCGTTGCCACGTCGGCGCTTCCCTTGAAGCTCGATGCAACGGCTGGGATGACTGACTGTGGCAGCCCAGCGTGCGCCGAAATGTGAAACGATACCTCCGGCGCGCTTTTGAAATCGGCGTAAGCTGCAAGGATGTAGCCGACGAATACCGTCGTCATTCCGGTCTTGTCGTCGCCAGCTTCTAGAACAACTTCGTTTTTCGGCACAAGATTGATCTGCATGCCAAGCGTGGAAAGCTGGTTCATCTGCGATTTGGTCATTCCCCAAATCGTCAGGTCCATCGTGCAGTCCGACGGGCCGCCAGCCTTCGATATCTTCGCTGAGCAGCGCAGACCCGACAGTTTCACCGTGCTGGAGTTCGTGCCGACGAACTTCGTATCCTTCGCGTCCGGAGACAGCGAGAACGTCACATCGATTTTACGTCGGACAAAGGCCACGGTCTTACCCCTGACCGGGCGGGAGGTCCGCCGCTTCGAGATAGATCAGCACGAACCGCCGTCCGAGACCGGTATAGTCAGGATTGGCGTCGCCCTGTGTGTCGACGAAGATGAAATCTCCGGAGAACCCGAGATACAGCGACCGCACGATCCTGTTCTTGTTCTGGCAAAGCACCCCACCGATAACGAGGGTGCCGCTCAGGAACACGTCCATGAACATGCCGGTCGATTTCTGATAGACGCTGAGCCTGCAGGACTGGTTCGCAAGCTGAACGTCGAAGGTCTGGCTCGGCACGGGCGTCAGCGGCACGACCTGCATTACTGGAAATCCGTCTGAAAGCCGGTCATTGGATCGGAGAATGACGATGGCGCCGGCACGGGCTGCACCGTGCCGGTGCTGACTTGCGGCGATGCGCCAGGTGACTTTGGCTCGACGATCTTTGTGGTCCCGCCTGGCCGAACGGATATCTCCGTCGTCGACGAGGCGCCGGCCGGTGCGCTGCTCGTCCCAGCACTGTCCGGGCTGGTGAACTGCGCCGTCGCGTTGTTGCGGATCTCGGTGCACCAAACATCGATGGTGATAAGTCCGTTGCCGCGGTAAGCGTTGCGTCGGAAGTCCTGATGGTTGATGTTGACGTTGGAGTAAATCTTCTCCGGCGTCACCGCGTCGAACAAGTCCATCGATGCCGATGCAGCTTCTAGCGAAGAAAGCATCGCCTCGCGGTCCGCGTCAGAACCGCCCGTGGCAAACCGCAGACGGACGCCGAAAGGCGTCTCGACCTTGTTGTAGGTCTCGAACGCGCCCTTTTCGAGCGGATAGGTCGGAAGGCTCCAATCCTGCTTGAAGTCGAACGATACGACGCTGTCCGCGATGACGACAGGCACACCGTCCTTAAACAGGCCCCATTGCGGCGCGCCGATTCCGCCGAACAGCGATACGGCATCGGCGGCCAGAAGGATGATCTGGTCCAGCACCGCACCAGCGGCGCGCGGCAGGGCAGGGACGCCCGGCACGTTTGGGACGTTCGGGAATGCCATTTTAGTTCTGACCGTCGTTGGCTTGTGCAGCCGCGCTCTGACGCCGCTGCAGTTCGGCGCGCACGTCCTGGCCTATCTTCGTGCCATCGGCATTCGGACCGGCGTTGACCTCGATCTTGTCGATATTGATCTCGGTCGATGTCGAGTTGCCGCCGCCCTGACCGATCCCGGCCCAGCGCGAGCCTTTCCAGCCATGCCAAGGACCCCAGCCGCTCTGCTTGGCTTGATCCAGTGCGAACTGGATTTGTTCGCGCTCTGTCGCCGGATCGCTCGCGTGTTTCCCGGTCTTCTTCGTGAACTCATCGCCGAGGCCCGCATTGCTCAGGCCTGGGATATTGTTCTTGTAGTGAAGCTGGAACGCGCCGAACGACGTTCCCTTATCACCTACATAGTTGTCGAAGCCTTCGCTCTTGGCGACGGCCATTGCGATGTTCGGGTCAATTCCGCGCTTCCTGGCCTCTTCACGAATGTAGGCTTCCTTCTCCGACTTCGTCGCGAAGGAGGCGCCGCCGCCTGCGTCGCCATAGGACGGCTTCGGCATCTTCGACTCGGCTGCCTTGCCGTATCCTAAGATACTCGCCAGCGAACCCCATGGGTCGTTGCCAAAGTTGCCTAGCGCCTCCATGTCGGAGGCGGCACCGGCATTCATGCCTTTGATGACATTCCCGAACCAGCCACCCAACAAGCTGCGCGTTGCCGACTCGGATTTCAGCGACATTTCGGCCCACTGCCGCTCAAGCGACTGTGCGTCCTTTGTGGCTTTCTCCGTCGCGACGCCGATCTGCTTGACGTAGTCCAGAAACTCCTTCGTCTTTGCGGAGCCCTGGATCAGGATATCGATCATCGCCGGATCGAGGCCGATGCGACGGCCAAGCATGCCGGCTCGCGCCGGGTCCTTGTCGTAGATTGCTTTCATATTGTCGGCTAGGTCGAGAAAGCTCTGGTCGACGCCCTTGTTGACGTCGATGATCTTTCCGCCCGCGGTCGATATCGCGCGAAAGTCGGCGATCAGCGGCGAGACAATTCCGACCTTCCACCCCGCGAACGCGTCGGAAACCGTGGTGAAGGATGCGGCCATGCCCTCCGCCGAACCGCCAAACAGGCGGGCAACGGCTTGCCACTTCGTGATGGTTCCGACGCTCTCGCCAACGCTTCGAGACAACCGGCCCACCGAAGCGTCGGCGCGGATGATCCCACCAACGAACTCAACGACACCCTTGCCCCCGGTAAAGACCGCGAACATGTCAAGCGCCGTCCGGCGCAGGTCGGAGATCGACAGACCGACGCGGCGGGACCTTTCCTCAGTGTCCTTCGCTCCCTTTTCAGCTTCTTCCTGCGTTCTTTTGAACGCCGCCAATGCCTCTCGCTGACCTTCGGTGAACTTGCGCGGATCCAGCCCAAGCTCGACGACGAGCGAGTCGATGACGGTACCGGTCATTCGTCACCTCCTCGCTTTGAGAACCCTGGCATTGTGAGCATCGACGCGCACGACCTCGATCAGATCGTAACAGTCTTCGACCGACATGGTTGTGTGCAGCGGAATGAACAGCGTCCTGTCGATCGACAGCATCGATCCGATCAGCCAGGGGACGTTGACGTAGTCTGCGAGCCCTCTTGTGTCTTCGCCGATACCCGCAGACCTAACATCCAGAGGGCGTCGGCGTGCGTAAAACCCGCGTGGAGCTCAAGGACCTCCTTGCGCAAGAACATGCGGGTCGGCACTTCCTCGATATCGTCCGCGATCAGTCCGCGCACCACGGCGAGATTGTTCGGGTCCGGGCATATCTGAACACACCCCATCATTTCGTCGGCCAATGGCTCGAGATCGATCCATTTTGATTCGCTGAACGCTCTCATGCCGATCATTGCGACGCCGATGATGCCGAGAGCGACAATCTCTTGCGGCACTTCGATTCTGGCGTGCGACATCGCCAGATACGCCCGCATGGCCCACTTTTCGGCCTGCGCGGCTGGCATTTCCGTGATGAGGAAGTGCTTGCCGATGTCTCGGCTCTTGTCTTCCGGGCCTTTGGCGGTGATTGGTACCAACTTCGTTTTACGCGGCATGTGACTGTTTATGTCGCCGATGGCGACATACTCTCCCATTCGATGGTGAAACGGACCGGCTGCAGGATTTTCTTGGCGTCCGGAATCGGCTGGAAGCCGGTCAGGAAGCCCTTCGTCATGGTCCACTTCTTGCCCCGGCTCGGCAGGGTGATGACGGCGTTCGCGGTATAGGTCACGCGGTTCGCCTGCGAGGTCTCATGCCAGGTGGAGAAGAACTCGATCGAGTCGGAATCGCCTATCAGCGCATAGTTCTGACGGATGTCGCTGTAGACGAACCCGCCCGACAATTTGCCGTCGACACCGCGCTGCACCTCGGCCGACTTCAACGGGTCGGTGGAGAACACGTCGTCAGTGGCAAACTGCTGGATCTGTTGCGGGGTCGGAAACAAGAGCGGGATGGTGAAGTAGATAATCGCATCGGCTGCGGTAAGCATGGTCGATCGCTCCTTATGTCTGCGATTTACTGAACCGCGACCGCGGCGAGGCTGATGAACTGGACAGACTGGCCGTCCACGTACCAGAACGTGCAGGGCGGCGAGCCGCGCGCAGCGCGCACGGCGGGGATGGCGTCACCGACGCTCAGGTACCAGCCGCGCTGAGCAAGCGTGCCGGCGATGTCCCTGCCAGCGTCGGCGTTGATCCGCGCGATCTGCGAAGCCGACAGGGTGACGCCGCCGCGATAGGCGCCGAAGGTCAGGCCCTGATTGATGACGTCGGCAAGCGCGGCCTCGATGGCCGTGCGCCCGGCAGCATTGTACGGCACAGACTTCGACGCCTTGAGAAACGCGATGAGCGCGCGCTGGAACGTGGTCGTGATCCAGATTTGATTGATGAAGCTGTCGAACCACCGGAAGCGGCCGGAGACGAACCCGTTGGCGAAGAAGATCGATTCATCGTCGGCCGGACCGTAGGCGCCATAGAAGTTGTAGCCGTTACCACGGTCGTCGGTCGCCGGGTTGCCGCCAAGGTTGAACGCTGTCGTCTCGTCCGTCACGCTTGCGACAAGACCGGCCTGCGCGCGGAACTTGAAGGTGATGCGACCGTTCGGCTGCGTGAAGTCGATCGAGGCGGCAGTACCGCACACAAACGCCGCATCAGTCATGCCGAGATCGGCACTCGCGGCCCAAATCAAACAGGTGCCGGAATAGTCACCCTGATCGATCTTGTAGCCGAGGCTCGTCGTTGACGGGTCTTGCGCGGCCGGATTCGGATCGGTGTCCCAGCATGGAAAGCCGAAGCGGTCGCCTTGCTCCGAAGTCCACTGCGCAAATGCAAGTTTGAGCGTGTTGCTGCCGACGCTGTCCGGATCAAAGGCCAGCATAAAGGTCGCCCAATTCTGTGTAACCAGCGCCAGCGCCGTCATGAACGCGGCTGGCGTCGCGGCCGCAGCACCTTGCGAGGTCACCGCCGACGTTGCCTGCGTCAGCAGAAGGGCCGTGGCAGCCGCGCCCGACGCGAAGGTGATCTTCGAGTTCGCGCCGGTGGTCGCCGACACGAACACGAACCCGCCCGACACGCTGTCGAAATACACGGCAGGATCGGTCGTGGTGAAGCCTTGCGATCCGACCGACTGCGGCACCGACACCGTGTAGGTGCCAAGACCTCCGACCGGCCCGGTGAGCTGGTTCACGATGAAGGTGCCAGCCGCCACGCCGGCGCCATCGAGCAGCTGGCCGACCTCTAGCGTGCCGGTGAGACCAGACGCCACGGTCAGCACCGATGTGGTGATCGACCCCGTGAACGCGGCCGCAGCCGTGCCCTCGATGCCGAGGGCCTGCTGGATGATCTGCGCTGCGCCGGTGAAGGACAGCGCGGCGCTGAGATTGATGCTGGCTGACTGAACGATATCGTCGATGGTGACACTGAACGATCCGGAGATCGCCTGCAACTGCGCCAGCGACAACAGCCCGGCATTGCCGCCGCGCAGATAGGCAGAGACGGCCGTGGTGTTGTACTGCGCGAACAGAACCGCGCCTGGCTTCGTGTTCGAGCCGTCGAATCCGGCGAAGTACGTCGCGGCTAGGCTGGCTTCCAGCGAAGTGCCACCAAAGAACCGCGAAACCGCAGCCGCGCTGGGGAACGACAGAACAGCGCCGATCGGCACCCGGTCATTTTTCGTCAGAATGAGACCGTTGAGGACGACCGCGGAGCCTCCCGCGCTAAGCACGTTCGGCACCACGTTGACGATATTTTTGGCAGGAATCGTGGACATGCGGTTGTTCCTCTTAGGAAGCGGGGTAGGTGGCTTCGACGCTGACGATGGTCAGGTCGACCACGTCGGCAGCCTGTTGCGGCACGCTGACCGTTTGATTGGCCTGTAAATGAGCGTCGACGACCCAGCGGTCTTCGTACTGCTGCTCGCCGTTGACGAACGGCAGCCGCCTTGGGTCTTCCGCGTAAAGCGGCGATACGTGCGGGTTAAGGGCGGCGAACGCTGCGACGGCGTATGCGTCGCGCATCATCGTTGCAATGATCTGCGCGTTGTCTGTCGCTCCGGGCCCGTGGATATCGATCTGCTGCGTCACCCGCGTTGGCTGCGTGACTCTCGTGGAGCCGGCCGCCATCACTTCGCTTGAGACGTTCTGCGACGGCTCGACGCGATATGTGCCAAGACCGCCCGTCGCGCCCGTCATCTGGGACACGATCCGCGTCTGCGCCGCGACGTCCTCTCCGAAGACGGTTGCGCCGCTCAGGATCACTCCGAAGGAGAGTTCGGTGACGGTCAGCACATCGAAGGCGATCGCGCCGACGAACCTGACGTCAACGAAGTCATCCAGGTTGGTCGAGAGGCGGCCGCGAAGTGTCGGGGTCATCACGACATAGGATGCTGCTTTCGGCTCAGCCACGCGGTTGGGCTGGCCGACCATGATCTCGACGTCATCCGGCAGGATGGCCTGCATGAATTTTCCAAGCGCCTTCTGGATGTCGGACTGGTTCGGTGACACCGTCAGACCCACGTGCGCGACCTATCGATAGTAGGAGACGTTGAGGACGGCGCTTGCGCTCTGCTCGATGAACTTGATCTTCGACAGTGTGCCCGAGTACTGAAAAATCGCGCCCTTCACCAGCGGCATGCCGATCGAAGCCGTCGGCGCGGCGCCGTCGTCGCGGTATCGAACATCCTGCGTGTCGGCGGTGATAATGGCGAATGTCGCGCCCGCTGGGACAGTCAATCCCTTCGCGGCCGACAGGCCTGTGATCTGCTCATACCCAAGCGGAACGGATGGTTGTGCGAACATTGATGTTGTTCCCTTAAGGGCTGTTCTGCAGCGTGACTGCGACCTTGCACCAGTCGGGCCAGTACTCGAGCACGAGGGCGACCAGCCAGACCAAGCCGTCCGGCGTGGTGATCAGGTCACCGCCCTTGTTTTGGGTGCGCACCAGACCGTCGAGGCGACCTTCGATATAGATCGCGCGCCGTTCGCCCTGAATGTTCAGGTTGTCCATGTGCTTGATGTCGTCGTAGCTCAGCGCCTGGACCTGACCCATGCGGGTTATTTCTGGCGCGAACGCCGCAGATCGCGTGAAGTCATCGTTCTTCACAGAGCCGGTGCTGATCTTGATTCTCAGGGGCACGTGCGGGTTTACCGCGCCGATTGCCCCTGAGACGATGCCGTGCAGGTCCACGTTACAGGCAGATGAAGTTATAGACCGTCGATGCCAGCGCCGATCCGATAAGCGTGAACGAGGTTGCGTCGATCGCTCCCATCGAGGCGACAGTGGTTCCGGTCGCCGCGGCGCCCGCCGAGGCCGGGAACGCAACGCAGGACTTCGGCACAGCGGCGAGTGTCTTCGAGAATCGAACCTTGCAGGTGGTCGTGGTTGCCGCGCCGATCGTGATCTTGCCGGACTGGTTGGTGCCGGTGACCGATCCGTTCGTGGTCGCACCGCATTCGCCGCTCGCAATCGTCGGAGCACCCGCACTGGACGAGATCTGATCGTTCGCATCGATCGTCGTGGCCTTCACCGACGAGCGGGTGGTGTTGCCGATCGCCATGCCGTCGATGGTCGACGTCCCGAGGCCAGGAATGTTGATGTCGCCCTTCGACGACGACCACAGGACGAGCGCCGAGGCCGAGACGGTGGCCGCGATGAGTGCGGCTACTACTGGAAGAAGCAATTTCTTGAGCATGGTTCGTCTCCGGTTCAGTCCGTTTTCACTTCGAATCCGGCGCTGTTGATCATGTCGTTGTGGTGGATAAGCGGCTTGTCGAAGCCCTTCCTAGCGATCGTTGATTCCTTGAGGGGCGGGCTGGTCAGTTCGAGGATCGACTGCTGCAACTGGTCCTTGATGCCTTCACCGACGATCATCAAAGTCGCTTCGACGTCATAGTTTTTTTGAACGAGGTTTTCTTCGATGGCTTTGCCCCAAGTGCTACTCTTGTCAGCGACCATGGTGCGGAAAAACGGTCGCGGCGGGATGCCGCGACTGGGTGCGCCAAATTCGTTTACTGCTGCAACCATCGGAATCGATGTTCCGTCTGGATACGTCGCGCCTTCGAGAAACCCGACGCGCAATGTCCCGGGCCGGTTGATCTTTGCAGATATGGCTTTCAGCGCGGCCTCAAGCTTGTTGCCGCCGCTGATGCTGGCCATGGCTCAGGTCGCTTCCACGTAGATGTTGATGGTCTGGTCCAGCGTGCGGCCCTGAACCGTGGTGATCGTGTTCACGAACGCATAGTTCTGGCCGACAACGCCACCGGAGAGCCACACCTTGGTGATGGTCGGGGAGTGGGAATCATTTTCGATGGTGATGCCCGCAGGGGACGAACTCCATATCGACGTGAGAATGGTGTCGCCGTCGCAAAGCGCCTCGCTCCACACGACATCGTAGTCGTTGACCTCTTCCGGCGACTTCGGCGGCCATTGCAGGTTCATGGTGTAGCCTCCGCACGGCACCGTGACGGACCTCTTCGGGCGAACGACAATTTTTGAATCCTCCCCCCACGGCACAGTCACCGACCGGCTGACGAACGGGACAACGACAAATCTGCAGGCCGGTACAAACGGCGGCACATGCGTCGCGATCAGGCCTCGTCCGGTGAAAGCGGCCTTTGCGCGCGCTGCGAGGCCGACGGCGAGGGGAGACAGAACAGCCCTGGCCGCGACCTGCGCGCGAGTGCGCGCGCGCATCGCCAGCAGATTGATCTTTGCCGAGAGAGTTGTTCTCGACTTGACCTGGGCCTGCGATCTTCCCAGCAGTGCGATGAGGCCGGTGAACCTGCTACGCGATTTCACCTGCGCAGCAGACCTGCCCCTGAGCAGCGCGGTATAGTTCGGCTTTGCATCGGCCCTGAACGCTGCCTTTGCGCGACCGAACAATCGCGCCGCGCCTTCGGGGCGGGCTCTCGCCCTGAACGTCGCTTCGGTTTTACCGAACAGCGCCGTTCTTGCCGTGGATCCAGCTTTGCCTGCAACCCGGCTTGCCGTGCGGCCTGACAATCTCGTGGAGCCGGCGATCTGTGCGGCAGACCTGACCACCGCTTTCGTCGCTGCGGACAGCGAGAGAGCAAATGGCGTATTGAATGCGGCCGCGGCCTTCACACGCACGGCCGAAACTGCCGCGATGAAGATGGCATAGGTCGGCAACGCGGCGATCTTCACCGCAGCCTTCGTCGATCCGGTCAGACCGACCACACCAGCCGCCAGCGCCGAGGCCGTGACCTTGATCTGCGCGCGCGCCTGCAGCACCGCGCCGAAGAAGATGTTGGCGCGGCCTTTCACCTGGGACTGCGTGCGCGCCTGCAGCGGAGTCGTGAACGAACCAGACAAGCGCGCCGCGACCTGCGCGCGAGTGCGCGCACCGACATTCGTTGCAAAGGAGCCGGTCGCCTTAGCATTGGCCCGCACAGCGCCGGTGCCATAGATGAACTGCGTAACCCCGGCGTTCCGCGCCTTCACCTGTGCCTTGGTTGCACCAAGCAGGGACGTTCTTTGCGACATGATCGCGCGCGCGCTGACCATGACTTTCGTGCGGCCGAGCAGCAGCGTGACGGGCACATAGGTGATGACGATCAGGCCTTGCGCGCCTGCACCGCCGTTTCCGGCGTTGTTCGTCGCACCGCCGCCACCGCCGCCATAGAGACCGCCAGCGCCGCCGTTGCGACCGATAGTGCCCGCGCCTAGGCCAGCACCACCACCACCACCGCCGGAGCCGTGCGTCGCGTCGTAATTCGTGCCGGGACCGCCGTCGCCAGCGATGCCGTTGCCAGAGCCTGCGAAGCCGTTGGAGCCACCGCCACCACCGCCGCCATTCGATCCGGCGACACCGCTCGCGCCAGCAGTCGTGCCGCCCGCGCCGCCGCCGGTGCCGAGAGGACCATTGCCGCCGTTGCCGCCTGCTGAGTTGGTGCCGGCCGCGCCGTTCGATCCGGCCGATGAACTTGCACCACCTGCGCCGCCGCCACCGCCTCCGGAGCCGTTGGAAGCGACAGAACTGCCGCCATTCCTTCCCGCGCCATTAATCGATCCGGCACCACCACCGCCGCCGCCGCCATTCGTGACGCTGGCACCGTTTCCACCGGTGCCACCATTATTTCCAGATGTTCCGGTGCCGCCCGAGCCGCCAGCGCCGCCCGTCGAAGGCGATCCGACAAGACCGCGGATGCCGCCATTCGCAATGATGGTCGACGTGTTGAATGTGGTAGCGCCGCCAGACGTGCCGTTTGCATTGTTGGCACCGCCAGGTCCGCCAGCGCCGATGGCAACCGGAACGCTAGCGCTCGGCGTGAGGGAGACATTCGATGACGATCGCCACTCGCCGCCACCGCCACCACCACCGCCCGCGGTGCTGCCGCTGTTTCCGCCCGAACCGCCACCACCACCACCGATACACTCGATGCTATTGTTGGCGTTGTTCCAGTCGGACGGCACGGTCCAGGTCGTGCCGCTGGTCAGGAAGATGACGACGCTTAGAACCTGCTCGTCGACCGACTTCAGCGAGTTGTCGTTCTTGAGCACCGCGGTCGTGATGACCGCTTCGCGCTGCTGCTCGCCGGCGCCGGGATGCTTCTGCGTGTCCCGGTACGAGAGTGTAAGAAGCGTGCTGCCTACAACGAGCGTCGCGAGGACGCGCGTGCGCCGCGCCTTACGGCGTAGTTTAAGCGGGTCGGCCGGATTCCGGTCCTCGCCAACCCGCTTCATTTAGGCAGCGGTCGCAACCAGCGCAGATGCAGCGAAGGATGCCGTCACGCCGCTTGGGATCGACTGCTGCGTGATCTTGCGGACATTGCCCGATCCGGTCGACGACGTGTTGACGCCGACGTTGAAGCTGTCGGTTGCCGCGCCAGCGACGGTCTGGATGGTGTTGCCCGGCGTGAGGCCGGTCGGAGCCGTGCCGCCATACTCGACCGAAAACACCACGTTGTCGCCGTTCGCGTAGCCGTTTGCCTTCGCGGTGAAGACGCCCGGCGATGCGGACGTGATCGTACACGGCAGCCAGTTGAAGTTGCCGAGCCAATCCCACAACAGCAGGTTGCCCGAGTTCAAGGCGTCATAGAGGCCCCATGACACCACCGTGCCCCAGTTCGCCGTAGCGGCCGGTAAGGTGATGATCGCGCTGTTGGTCAGCACCGATGGCGACGCAGAGCTTGCCGCGCTGAACGCCGAGAAGTTGATCGTTGCACCGTTGCCGACGCCGGCACCTGTCGCATTGGCGCTCATCGTGACCGTGGTGGCGGTCTTCGACAGCACCGTCGTGCCGGCTGAAATCGTCGACGGAGCGGAAGCGTTGTAGACCGTCATGCCCGGCACGATCCACGCCGGGACCGAGGCGAAGTTCAGGACCGCGTTGCCCGCTGCCGTGGTGTTGTTCGTCGCCGCGTTGCCACCGACCTGCACGCGGGCATACGAGCCGCCGCTGACTTCGGTGAAGCCTGTACCGTCGTCGGCACCCGACGCGGTGAACAGCGCCATGAAGACGGAGGGGAGAGCCGGCTGCGCCGTCAGACCCGCGATCCAGTTCATTTCGTTCTGAGCGGTGTAGGTTGAGAGTCCGGTCATCGAATGATCCCTGTCAGTGACGAGTTGAGGCTAATAACCGTATCCAGGAGGGCCGACCGTGCCTCGCCCGCGCAGGTTTCCGACGTAGCGCGCTCGCCTGAACGGCGCTGTCGCGCTCCAGTACATCGCGCCGTATTGGGTTTGGATGAACCATGCCATCTGTTCAGAGACATTGTTCGAGTAGGCGGCTTGCACCGAAACGGAGCCTTCGGTGGCGCTGTTGATGCGGCCGACAAGCCCGCCGGAGCCGCCGGTCGTCGGCGGCGCGAACAGCTTGGCGATATGAGCGGTCAGCATGTTGAGCAGCGCCAGCTGCTGGTCCGCGGTGTTGACCGGTCCGCCGCCATCGTTGCGATGGATCGTCGTGGCGATATCGAAGTAGCCTTTCGCCTGCGGAAAGCTGACGCGGGTCATACCGTAGAGCGATTGCCAGAGGCCGTAGTCAAATTGAACGACTACGCCCATGGCAATGCTCCGCGTGGTTCAGGCGAGTTAGGCGACAGCCGCTTCGAGTTTGCCGTCGGTTACCTGATCAGCGCCGGATCTGGCGATGCGTTCGTCCTTGAAGACCTGGCGGCCTTCCTTGACGGTCAGGCTTACGTCCAATGCCTCGACGCCGCTCTTGATCTCGGCTCGCTCTTTGGCCCAGCCGAGCACCTTGTCGCGGCTTTCGTCGCCGTAAATCAGAAAATTCCTGACGAAGGGCGAATCCTGATTGTCCTTCATGAACTGCTTGAAGATTTTTGCGTCCACGCCTTCGGTAATGGCATAGCCACCGACAACCTCGACGTGACGGATAAAGACCGATGGTACCGTGGGGCCTTTGATGCGAATGCGCGGTCCAGTCGGCCGGAACACTTTCACCTTGCGAGTGCCGCCGCCCAGAATGTTCTCGTTTACCGAGCTTTCAATGCGATCCCGAATTATGATGCCGTGCGGCAGCTTGCAGGCGACGGTGACAGTGCCGGATTCCGGCAGTTCTTCTTTCGCGGTCGACATAACGGTGAACTCCTGACTGTTTGATGTTGAACTGCTGGGGCGGCATAAGCCGCCCCGTCCTGTTGACGTTAGACGCCGACCATCGACGAAAATGCGATGGGCATGCGGATAACAGCGCCGAACGTGCCGGCCGTCTTCTTCTGCTTGTACGACGACGTCGCTCGGATGATCGGATGAGCACGGAGCTTTTCGTTGAAGGCGCAGAATCCGGTCTTCTGAGCCTTGATCGTGGTCGCGATCATCTGGATGAAGTTGCCAGCTGCCACGCCCTGCGGGTTGTCCGGCGTGAGTTCGCCGTACTGGACCGCAGTGACGACGCGAAGACCTGGGAAGTTTTTCTTCAACAGGTCCTCTACGTTGACGGCGAACGCGTTGGTGAAGGTCAACGCAACCTCCGACGCCGGCGACATTGCCAGCGTCAGCGGGGTCTTTTTGTCGACCATGCCGTTGTTCTGCGCGACAAGCTGCTGATAGATCGCGACGATATCGTTATAGACCTCGTTCGCCGTCGCGTTCGGGTGGCCATCGGCGGTGAACCATCCGGTACCGCCGTTTGCCTTTACCGCTGGCGCCAGAGGAGCGCCGAGGTTCGGATCGTTGAGAAGGCCATAGTTCTCAAGGCCCTCGACGCCGTAGAAGTATGACAGGTTCGAGAACCGATTGAGACCGTCGGCCGCCGCTGCATCGAGGGCACCGATGAGATTGAGACGGCCGATACCGGCGCGCTCGATCTCAAGGTCGCCGTACTCCATCATCACCTGAAACAGGTACGACTGGCGCTGGGGCCAGTTGGTGTTGACGGATGCGCGGCCGTTTTCGTTGAAATCGCCGTAGGTCGACACCTCGACGGTGTGTTCGACGGTCTGGAACATCGCGGTCTGCGTCGTCCAGTCGCCCTTGCGTTCCTCGCCGATGACTTCGGCGGCTTGCGTCGGCGCGAACAGGATGTCGTAGATGGCCGGATCGATGAACGTGGTCAGCCACGACGGGATGCCGGCGTTTGCCGCGGTCTGCAGATCGGGCTGCGCGTCCATCGCGAGATAGTTGCCGCGCAACTCTTCAGTGATGTAGGCGCGCACGCCGGGCGTAATCACGCCCAGGCGCTCGAACATTGCGGAGTCGCGGGCGTAGGACTCCATCGCTTCGTTAAGTCTCATCTGATGCTCCTTCTAGCCGAGCTCCGCTCGGTTCGATTGATTGAGGGAAACAGGGGATGCGCGGAGGGGACTAGCCGAGCGGGTGATCGCTGATCTTGATGATCTCTCCGGCAAGACCGGGAGACATCGCGATCCATTTGGTTTCGACGGTGTCGGCGGTGTTGATCGCGCCGGAACCGACGGTCTGGGTCTTGTTGACGATGTAGGTACCGGCAAGGCCAAGACCGGTGCCGACGTCGGTGATGATCGTGCCCGCAGCGGTGCCGCCGCCAGAAACCGGCTGGCCCTTGGCGTAGATGCCGGCGACGGTGCCACCGATGGTCAAGAGGCCATAGGTGCCGCTGATCAGCGTCGCGGTGACGTTCTGCTCAGGGATGCTGACCGCGTACCGGCCGAGACCGCGCAGAGCTTCACCCGGCAGCAACGGCAGCAGCTGCTCGACGATGGTGGTGCCGGTTGCAACGCCGGTGCCGGTGAGCAGTGAGCCGTTGTAGAGCACGCCGGTCAGCGTGTCGGTCGCGGTGAAGACGTTGCCCTGGATGTTGCCGTTGGCCGAGTTCGTGCCAGCGGCGATCGTGGACGCGGTCGACGTGCCGCCGCCGGATGGCGATCCGGTTGGAGCGAACGACACGCTGCCGTCGCGCACGTTTGCATAAGCCTTCATGCCGATGAGGGCCTGATTGGCGCCACGGTTCTTAACGAGGAAGTCGCCGCCGTTCATCAGCGTGACGCCGAAACCCGACGGAATGATCATGCTGGATTCCTGCAGATACTGCGTCAGCAGGGCCTGCATGTTGCGGGTGACGAAGCCGGTCACCGGACCGGCGCCGAAGCTGTCAACGATGGCTGGCGCACCCTCGGAGTCGACGGCCTGCATGCTTGCCCATGCGAAGCGGCCGATCTTCACGCCTTCGAGGCCTGCGATGAACGCACCGGCACCGGCGATGACCGAGAAACGCGGATTCGCGCTCGCGAAATCACCTTCGACGCCGATGGCCGGCTGAACGGTTACTCTGGTCTGGAAGCCAGTCATGTGGAGGTATCCTTTCGGAAAAAGCGGGGTGGACGCCGGACGCAAAAGCCTCCGGCGCTATGTCTGTCTGGACCGTAGTGTTGGGGTTTAGGCGCTGACGCGGATCTTGGACGCGTGCGGGAAGCGTTCCGCGAAGCTCTTGGTCTGAGCCGCGTCCATGGCGAGGGTCGTTTTCTTCTGCTGACCGACGCCCGGCACCGGGATGGCTTCGAGGATGATCGGCAGCGCGGCATCGTCCTTGACCGCGGTGACGTCCTTGCCCATCGCAGTGAGGACGTGACGGTAGACCGCGCCGGCGCTGTCAAACGCCATCACGAGGCTGCCGACATACGGGCGCACCTTCTCGCGCGCCTCGGTGATGGCCTGCTGGTTCTTGCGTTCGCCCGCGATCGCCTGATCGGTTGCGAGTTTGATGCGCTCGTCCATCGCCTTCTTTTCGTCCTCGTCCTTCTTGGCGGCTTCGTCAGCGGCCTTCTTGTCGGCCGCCTTCTTGTCCTTGGCTTCCTTTTTCAGCCGCGCCGCCTTTTCCTCTTCGGTTTCGGTCTCTTCGTCCTCGGCGGTCTCGTCGTCATCCATGTCGCCGTCTTCCGCCTTTGCGTCCTTCTTGTCGTCCTTGTCCGGGAATTCGTCGGCGCCGGCGACCTCGGTCTTTTCGATCATGTCGATGACCTTCTCCAGGCCGTCGAGCGATGCGTCCTGCGCGAGCTTGCCTTCGACAGACTTCGTGACAAAGGCGGTGAGGGTGCCCTTCTTCTTCGCGAAGTTCTTGGCGTTGATGCCCTTGAGGCCTGCGCCAAGGTCAATCTTCGCGTCCATCGCGAGCAGCGGCTGGAGGTAAACCATCAAAGCGCCCTGAGCGACGGTAGCCTTGCGGGACAGGATGTTCTTAGACATTGCAAATCTCTCCTGAATTGCTGGGTTGACTGAATCACCAACCACGACGTCCGATCCGGCGCGGCCTTCTTCGACGAGTGCAACGTGGTTGCCTTTGATGTCACGCATGACACCGTCGTATTTCTGCCCCTCAAATACTCCGGGGGTCATATCGGCGCGGTATCGGTACGCGCTCGACAGTTCCTTCTTTTTCTCTGACTGAACTGCGTCGATGCCCTTCTTCGCCCAGACAACGAGGCTGTTGCGCAGGAAGGGGTGGGCATACTCGGCATCGGTGCCCGTCGATCCGACGATATGCTCGGGCTTGTGGCTTTCCGCACTGACCGCGACGTGCTGATCGAGCAGCGGGATGTTGTTGAAGGTGTGCGCTGCCTTGCGTAGCTCTTCCGGATCTCGCAGCAGCTGGTAGACGCGGCCAGGCTCTAGACCGAGTTCCTTGAAGTTCGGAATCTCGTGGCCGAAATACGGATTGACCGTCGCCTTGCTGATGTTGCTGACTTCAACGTGCATGTTGCCGTTGGCGTCGATCGAGCGGACCGTCGCAGTGGCGCGGTCGAAGGCGAGGCCCTGACGCAGCTGCTGCTCTCCCGTCATGATCGACCGGTCGAACGCCATCGCGGCGTCCATCGCATGCGGCTTCACGATGATTTCGGCGCACCGCTCGATGGTGCCTTTGACGGCTGGGTGCATCGGCTCCGGCAGCATCTCGCGCGGTGCCCACGCGTAGCCCGAATGCTCGTCGTTGAGCACCGGAACGAACTTGGCGTCGACGCGATGCGCAAAGGTGTAAAAGGTCCACCCGTTCGGCGTCTCACATTCGTCGATCTGGACACGCGAACCGGGAGGCGTGAGGCCGATTTCCTCGAGACATTCGCGGACGGCGCACTGGTCCGGCGTCTCGCCGTCCTCGGCACCGCCACCGGGCAGAGCCCAATGACCGCCGAAGTTCTTCTCAGCCGTCGACCGCCGCAGCAGCAGGATATCGCCATCTGGAGCGATATACATGACGCCGGCGGCGATCTTCATCTGCGTTGATCTCGCTCGGTTACATGAACTTCATTTTGGCTTCGAGAACCCTGACGCGGCTATCAAGGTCGCTGTTGGCCGCGCCTCCCGCGCCACCGGCTGCACCGTAGCCGGCACCACCAGACCCACCCTCGGGCACGAAAGTCGGCGCGGGCAGGGCGATCGAGTTGCGCAAGTCGGCAATCTGCTCTCTGAGCGGGTCGACATGCTCGCGGAGGAACGCGTTCATGCTCTCGTCGATCGTCTGCATGTGCGCGGTCAGTTCTTCCTGCAGCTTCGACAGAAGCGCATTGACCTGGTCCTCGCTGAACGCCGCGACGATCTGGACTCGGATTTCTTCGAGCTTGCGGTCGAGCACGTCCATGGTAAGCGGCTCGTCCGCCTTGGGTTCGGTCTCGTCGCCGGTGACCTCGTAGGCGCCTTCAACTACTTCCGGTCCCGCCGAACCCGACGTGGGTGCTGCTGGTGCAGCAACATCGGCCGTCGTTCCGGAGACTTGCGTCGAAGCGTCTGCCGGCGCTGTGAGATCAATCGATTGCTTTTGCGTTCCGTCGCCGTTGTCCATGGTGCTGTCCTACTGCTGGTTAAAATCCCGGGATGATGGATTTGCTGACACATCGGCAGTTCGGCTCTTCGCCGGGGAAGATGTGACGGCCAAGGGCTGGATCGAGCCAACCCTCCTTGATGTCGTAACGGGTTTTCTCGCGACCGGCTTTCAGGTGCGTGGGGCGCGGATGCTTCCCGCCGCCGCTGTGAACCCAAATTGCTTCCGTGACGCCGATCTCGTCTTGGCGCGCGCGGTTCATCGACGCGGTCGCCTTGTTGTTCTGGTCTCGCGCAATGAAGGCAGCGCGGCGCTTCGTGATGCCGAATTGGTCTTGCAGATCGGTGGTCAGCTGGCCTAGGTCACGGCCATTCTGCACCGACCGCATGACGATGCCTTCGATCTGCGTGAAGTACCGGCTGGGGATCGACTTGATCAGCGAGACCTGCTGATTGATCGTCGCCTGCATGATATCGCGTGCTGCCGGCGTCATCTTGAACCGCACGCTGATGCCAGCCTGACGCAGGATCGAGCGCAGCGCGGAATCCGATCGCGCGGTAACGTCGGTCGCGAACCAGTCGGCCAGGGCAGGGGCGGCTTCATTGAACTTGCGCTGCCATCTGTCCGCGAGCCGCTTGACGGCGGCGCGCAGCGCGGTCGACGGCAACACGTCGTCTTGCGCAATGATCGGCTCGTTGTTGCGATATGACGACTTCAGCCAGAAGACGACCGAGTCGTTCATTTCGTCAACGAGCTTCTGCAGCTTGCGCCGATACGCGGCCGCGGTGCCTGCATTCGCGTGGACCGGACGCAGCACCTTGTCTTTTCTGGATACTGCAGCCACCGGGGTTACGCCGCCTTGCGGGTCTCGCCGCTGTCCTCGTCGTCTTCCGATTCCTCGTCGTCACCGGCGGCGTCGATATCGCCGTCCGTATTTTCATCAGCAGGCGGCTCCGGCACGTCATCCACGTCGAGGCCGGGATATGGCGTATCAGGATCGCTGGCGATGCGCGCGCGTTCTTCTTCGGGGTGCAGCGTGCCGTCATCGATGAGGATCTGGCCGGTCTCGGCTTTGATCTTGTCGACTTCGGCTTGCCCCTTTTCGTCGAGCGACCAAAGCGGCTCGTAGATGAACGAGATATCCGGATCGACCTTGCCCCAAATGTTGATCTGGGCGAACGCGATCACGGTGCGCAGGTGGCGCGTAAAGAACTTCTCCTGAAATGCGTGGATCGAATCGTAGAAAACGCGGATCTCGGGCTCTGCGGTGCCATTCAGACCGTGCGGCGATATGCCGAGCAGCTTGACCAGCGGAATGCGGCTGACGGCCGCCATGTGTTCCTGTGCCTGAGCCTGCAGTGCGTCCAGCGTTCCTAGCGGAGCCGCGACGTTCTGGAATTCCTCGCTTTCCTTGTCCAGCACCATCGTCCCGCGATTGTTGCGGATGTTGTTGAACAGGTCGACGCGGTCGAAAAGCTCGTTACCCTGCGGCGACAGGTCGGCGCCCATGTTGGTGCTGAGCACGAAGACTGAGAATGCCTGGACGATGTCGGCAACGCTCTGGCGCACGCCGAGCCAGTTGTCGACATAGGGCTTGGCCATCTGGGACATGGCGAGACCGCCGAACGCGTATGCCGGCTTGAGCATGTCCGGCACTTCGCGGCCGACAAAGCGCAGCAGCCGAGAGACGTGGACTTCCTTGCCCTGAACGAACCAGCCCTGCGGATTGTACCAATCTTCCTTGAGCGGGTCGTTCGAGTTGTACGATGCCGGATAACACCAGATCGGCTCGACGACCGCGAGGCGCTTGAAGTCGCCTTTGGCGAATTTGCCTTCCGACATCTTGTCGAAGCCGTCGCCGATCGGCGTCTTGAGCTCCGCCGGGTCGTCCGTCTTGCCGGTGTCGATGTACAGATGCGCGCGGCCGAACAGACCGTCGACCTCGCAGAGTTTGCAGAACATGTCCCGCACGCGGAGGCGGTCCAGTTCCTCATTCAGTTCCTCAATCTGCCTGGTCTTGTCGGTGTCGCCCTTGACCTGCAGCTTGATCCACTTGCGGGTCATTTCCGTCGCGATGGTCTCGCTGATGACGCGGTATTCCGGACGCTGAGCCAGTTCGGCCAGGTACGTGTATCCGAGGAACGTGACACCTTCGACGAACGCCGAATTCGCGATGTTGCCCCATGCCGAGTTTGCAAAGGCGTTGACGTTCGTAATGTTCTCGTCCTTCGCCATCCCGTCATTGTCGGGGATCGCCGACTTCGGGAAGTCGGGCAGGCGAAACGGAGTGGTTGTAGGCGCTGTCGCAGGCCTGCGCGTGTTCTGCTTTGACCTCTGCAGGATGTCAGGCGTGATCCTGATCGGCCTGCGAGACAGGACTGCAGGAGCGGGCGCAGCCGTGGCAACCGGCTTTGCCTTCGCAGCAGCGCGCGGCTTCTTCGCCGGCGCGCGCCGAGGACGTGCAACGGCTTGCTCCATGAATGTCATCGCGATCTGAGTGGCGATTTGCTTCACGAGCTTTTTCCGGCTTTTCTTCACCGACGCCTCATCATCGGCTGTCGCGAGCGCGCCAGCATTTCCGGAGAAATCACCATCGGCCGCTTAACTGGTATCGGCCAGAACGCCATGATGATCGCATCCGCAAGGTTGGGGGACTTCGTGCCTTCCGGCGTCTTGTCGATGAGCATTTTCATGCTGCTACTGAGTCCAGCGGTCGGCTGGCTTAGCTCTTTTTCGATCTTGCGCAGGTTCGGCAGATCGCGCGGCAGACTGATGAGTTCGTCCGGCTGGTATGTGAAGTTCGCGTGTTCAGCATCGCCTTTGCGCTTTTGAACGGCGCGCCACGTCCTTTCGAATCGGCGGCGCACTTCCCACCACGCCTGAGCCTTCAGGTTCTGGTAAAAATCTTTGTTGATCGGCGACTGCTTGTCGCCATCGATGAGGTGCCTATCGGGGTGCAGCACCTCGTCGCCGGCGTTCCAAGGCACAAGGAAGATGTCCCTCGGCATCAGCTTTTCGTCGATCAGGCGGTTTGTTTCCCCCTTGATGCCGGCGCCTATGCCGATGCAATCGTACTGCAGATCGATCTTTCCGAGGTTTCGGCAACCATCAACGGCGCGGCGCGCGGTGATCGCGGTATCGCGCTCGCCCCATTCTTCGACGCTCTTGAGGATGACGCCCTTGCGCTTTGCCAGCGCGTTCGTGTCGCCACCACCGTCGGCAACGTCCAGCGCGGCAACCCAGCCGCCGCTGTCATCGAAGCCCAGGGCCTCGTGCGCGCCGATCGCGGCCTTGACCCACTCGGCAGGAATGACCACGCCTTCAATTGCGGCGAAGTAGTTTCGATCGACTTCCTGTGCAAAGACATGCAGCAGGCCGTCGTCGACCGCCTTCTTGCGGCGCATGTCGTACCATTCCTGAGATTTGGCCGGATGGTCGCGCCAGTCCATCACAAGGACTTGCGTCCGGCCCTTCTCAATCGGGACGCCACGTTGCCAGTCGAACCCGGCCTCACGGCGCCGGTGAAAGACGTTTCCCGGGCCATTGACGGAACTGATATCGATTTGGACGCGGGTGTTGTCGGCGAGCGCCGCTTCGATCTTCTCGGGCCGCTTGTAGTGCGCCGACTCGTCCTTGAAGAAAATCCGCTTTCGACCACCGCGACCGATGTTGTCGCCAGTGTCGCCGGTGATGGTCGCATCCGTTTCCGGATTGACCACCTTCATGAACGACATGTGGACGTTGGGGTTGAACCCAACGGGCAGGAACTCGGACGGCAGGCCGCGGATCAGCATTCGAATCTTTTCGAAGATGCTGTCGGTGTCGCCTAGCTTGTCGACGAGGTCTTGTTCGCGGCTGCCCCAGCCGATCGACGTTCCGGGCGAGAACCGCCAGAGCCAGACTGTGAAGGCAACGCAAACCCACGTCGCGCCCATGTCGCGGCATTTCTCGACGAGGCCGCTTTCCTCTCCGTTGAGGCAATCGAGCAGGAACGTGACGAGGTCTTCTTGCCGCTCGAACAGAATGAACGGCATGCGAGCCGGTGTATCTGTGCCGGCGTTACGAGGATCGTAGGTATCGCACCAATGGTTGATGAACTCGATCGGGTGCGTGCGATAGAATTCCAGCGCGCCGACAAGCATGTCGGGCGAGGATCTGATCTTGAGCAGCTGCGCCTGGCGCCAAGCCCAAACCGAAACGTAATCCGGTGGCCAGCTCTCGCGTTTAACCGTTGCTGGAACCTGAAAGGGTACTGGCATAAGCAGCGGCAGCCTGTTGCGGCGTCATCTTGCCGGTGACGGTCTCGATGGGCCCGCCGCCCTTGCCGGTGAGCTCGAGCAGCGCCTTGTCGGTTTCACCGAGGTGGACCTTCCTCAGGTGAATGGTCATTTGCACACCGGCGCTGTTCGCCATCTGCATATGCTTGAACGACTGGCGTTTGATGCTGAGCTTGCCGAGGTTCTGCGCGCGGTTGAACAGATCGCGATACTTCGGTTCGGCAAGGCGACGCTTCATGGTCCGAAGCGACACGTCGAAGAACGCAGCAAGTTCTTCGACAGTACATTGAAGCTTTGCGGCCTGCGCAAAGCTTACTTCATCGATTCGCACGCGCTTTCGGCCGCCCGTATCTTCGTCTTCCAAGTCGACCGGAGGAGACTTCCTTTTCGGCACAGCAGACCTCAAGCAGAACTGACAGTAGAGTGAAGGTTACAAAAAGAGTAGAAAAGACAGAGACATGAGAGCACAATCTGAGACTTAACACGAACTCAGAGGAGGCGGCATTGTCGGCACCGGCGCTGAACGACGACGGCATTTCAATCAAGGGCTGCAGCTTCATCTATCCGCCGCGCGGACAGGCGGGCGAATACTCGGCACTCGCGGCGAACCCCTATCGAGGCTGCGGCCATAAGTGCGCGTACTGCTATGTGCCGCGCGTCACGAAACAGGATCGCGGCGAATTCAACGCCGGCGCTGTTGATCGCGCCAACTATCTCACGCATCTGCGCAAGGATGCGGTGAAGTACAAAGCGGCCGGCATCACCGAACAGGTGATGATCTCGTTCACGTCAGACCCATACCATCCCGGCGATAGCACGCTGACGCGGCAGTCGTTCGAACTCATGATCGAACACGGCCTCGGCATCTGCGCGCTGACCAAGGGCGGCACGCGCGCGCTGCGCGATATCGACTTGTTCAGACCGGACCGGGACGCCTTCGCGTCGACACTCACGAGCCTGGATGACAGGTTTTCGCAGAAGTGGGAGAGTGGCGCTGCGATGCCGGGGGACCGGATGAACGCGCTCAAGGCCTTCCACGAAAAGGGCATCTACACGTGGGTCAGTCTCGAGCCCACAATCGACGTTGAAGCCAGCCTCTCAATCGTCGAGGCGACGCATTCGTTCGTCGATCTCTACAAAGTCGGCAGGGTCAACTATCTGCCGATCACGAAGACCACTGATTGGGAAGGCTACACCCACCGGATGATCGACCGGCTGCACCAGCTGGGCAAAGCCCACTACATAAAACGCGATCTCCAAAAATTCTTACCAGCCAACTACCACAACCCGTTGCGCGTGCCGCAGCATCACTGAGGGCAGGGCGATGAAACAGAAAATCTCTGCTATCCTCGCGCGGCTTCAATGGCTGGTCCGCAGAACACAGCCAGACCCGTCGGCTCCCTCGATCAACCCGATTGACCACGAGCAGACCAAATGACGCCCGCCGAACTCCTGCTTTACGTGGCGCTGGTCGGCATTGTTGCGCTGACGATGGCCATCGTGGGAGCGTGGTGGTTTCTCAGCTGGGTCTGGTCGTGGACGCCAGACCCGTACAACGATTGAGGCCAATATGATCGATAAGACAACCTTCGAGCGACTGAGGGCGCTCGCACGCAGCCACTACGAGAGAGCCATCAAAGAACACGAGGACAGCGCAGCGAAAGTGGCGGACTTGACGTTGGAGTGGGTGAAGATCGATGAAGACATCGATGGCCTTGAAGCAATCTACGAATTGGAGCTCTAACCCTTTCCCTTGAGCACCAGCCCGATGTACCGCATGGCGGCCCCGGTCTTGCCTTCGGCCTGCCACTGCTTTTCGATGGTGCAGTTCATCCGGCGCGCGAGGCCTGCGATGGCCTTCGCGATCACCGCGTCCTGTTTCTTGCTCAGTCCTACGATGCCGGTTTTCAACCCTGTCAGCAGGCCAATGGCTTCTGGGATGATGTTCGACTTGTAAGCGAACCCGCCGCCCTCGGTCAGGACCAACCCGAAAAGCTCCCCCGGCGCGACGCGCCGCCGATCGGCAATGATGATGGCCTGATGCCACGGCGAGCCGTAGGCATCGAGGTCGAAGAGGCTAAACTCGGCCAGGTTAGCGACGCGCAACACGCGGCGATTGTCGGCCGCGAACATGAGGCGGCCGTCGCGCTGCGGCTTGAGATCGCAGCCGGTATAGCCCTTCGCGTCTTTCCAGACCGCGGAATACATTTCGCCGGAGCCAGCGAAGGCATCGAAGACTACGACATCACGCCCGACAACTTCCAGGACGCGACGTCGAATCTCAACCTTCGCACGGAATGCCTGCCGATTATTGTCTGTCTTCCCCGGCCCCTTCTTGTCGAGGGACATCAGACCACCGTGACGTTGATCGCCTTGCGCCCATCGCCCTTGTTCGACGAACCGAGCTCGTAGGTCACGCGCTGGTCGACGAGCAGCATTTCGTTGCCGACCAGGTCGGTGCGATGCACGAACACATCCATCGACTTGTCGTCGGGGATGATGAACCCGAACCCCTTTTGCTCCGAGAAGAACTTGACCTTACCTGACTGCTTGACGTGGACGCTCATTGACGCAACCTTGGTGCTGGTGGTGTGGCTCAGGCAGCTTTCAGTGTGGCGGCGAGGAATGGGCCACGCCGGACCGTGTCGCCCTCGAACCATACGCATTCGACGCGCAGGCCTGTATCCGACACCGCCTCGACGGTCATCTTCGGCGTGGAACCGGACTTCAAGCGCACGACATCGCCTGGACTGAACTGTGCGGACATACTGTTACCCGAGGTTGATGGTGCCCTGTTCGACGGTGACGCCGGCGAACGGCTTCATCGCATCCTGTAAAATTCTAAGCACTTTTGCCTGATGGGCGAGGGGACCGCGAAGGCTGATCCAGAACTCATCGTCGACCGGGCCGGTCTCGATTTCGCGGACTTCCAGATCGGCTGGTTCGTCGAGCAGGCCCTTGAGCTCGCCGGGCGAAAAACCGAGGACGAGGGCATCTTCTCCTTCGTCCTGCAGTTCGAGCAGCACACCGCGCAGGATTTCATCATCCCACCGGCTGTTCTCGCCGATTTTGTTTAGAGCTAGCCCTAACGCTTTGTAACCGGCTTCGGATAAACCATCGATCACCCGGCACTCTACCTCGGTGCGCTCCATCCGCTTGAGGGCTTCGAGACGCGCGTGACCGCCGATGATTTGGCCGTCTGGTCGCACCACCAGCATCTCGACATAGCCGAAACGCTCGATTGCGCCGACGATCTGCGAGATTTGCGCTTCGCTGTGGCGGCGCGCGTTGCGTGGATCGGCAGTCAGGGACGCAATCTGTCGCACCTCGACAGTTGCGGCAGGTACACCAGCCGCCGCGGCTTTCGCTTTAGACACTGAAACGCACTCCTGAACGGCCAGTTAAAAATTCTGTCGCATGGCGAACACAAAGCTGACAGACTGGACACTCGACCAGAAAACCCTATCGGGGACGGCCTATGCACTCGGGTGACGACGGGGCAACCCGGCAACTGACCGAACGCTACATCGCGTTCTTGCGGAGCGAGCTGACTGCCTCAATGCTGGAATTGTACGGGGCCGCGGATCTCCGCTACTTCGTCTTGCCCGATCCCTTGTTGCAGTCAGCCCTCGATCGACAGCCACCGTCAAGACGTGCGGCCGTCGTACTCGAGGCGATCGGCGCCGCTGAGGTCAGTTACCCAGCAGGTGATCAAGTCGCCGATAAGCGCGAGCCAGCTCATCAGCATTGACCTTGAACGCATCCATTTCAGCCTGACGTTCCACTTCGCCGGCGCGCTTGCCGTTGCGGCGATCACGCTTGGCTGCGGCGAGAGCTAGGCGTTCGTCAGCGCGTTGCCGCTTTGCGAGAGCGCGAAGGTTCTCGCGATGGTGGCGCTGCCCGCTTGCGTGGATGTTGCGGAACACTGTGCTGCTCGCTTCTTGTCGAGGGCTGACTGACCTGGTGCTGGGTCGCCGCAGATTTCGGCGGTGAGAGACTTCACGGCGAGAACGCGGCGCGCGCGATCTTCGAGAACATGGGCCGGTGCCGCTGGGCCCGGTGTGACGAGGTGCGGCCCGTGCGGGTTGCGGTACATCTCGCGCTCCGCTTCTCGGTCGCGCTCTGATTTCTGACGAACGTACTTCCGGTTCGACGTCATGGAATCTGTGTGAGGATGGCGATGCAGCCGGAGACGATTGCTGCGGCAATCGCCCAAAGCGACCATGTGTCGCGGATAGTCGGAAAGCCGTTGTACGTCCGAACGGCCTTCCGTCGCTGCACTCCGAAATGTCGGCTCATGTCGTCTCGCGGTTCGTACCCGAAGAAGTTGCGGCTCATTTCGGACCAACGATGTACAGGGTGATTGCCGCCCCAATGCATGCGAGCGGAAACGCGCTGACGATTCCTGCCAGTGCTATAGTTTCGAGATCGGATGTTCTTAGCCAGCTTTCAACCACGTCGCGCCAATCGCGCTTCGGATACAGCGGCTTTAGCTCTCGTTGGCGTGCAGCGATCAGGTCCGCCAAATCCGGCTTGGGCGGCTTGACGTTCGGAACACTCACGGTGTCAGCTTCCCGTCGCGGATGAACCCGTGCCAGCAGTTGCGCGGGCCCATGAAGAACGAACCAGCCCCAGCACCACAGGTCGGACCGTTCTTGTCGACGGTGATGCGCTCGCCAATCGTGCCTTGTCGTACCCAGCAACGATGCGTCGGCTCATCAGGCAACGTGCAGTTGCTGGCGCGGCCTTCGATGTTCCAGGCTGTGTTGCCGGCGTACCCCTCATCCCCTGCGACGACGCAGAAGATCGAATGACCATCCTTGCCAGCGCGCGGATAATCGTCGGCATGAGAGCCTTTGCGACGTGGCGACGCGTACAGCGCGCCGATCGGTAACTCGCGGGATGAGCATTCCTCGCCTGTGGCCATGTTGCGCATGATTGGCGATGATATCGCACCTTCGAAGGGACCGCGGCGAAGCTCGCCGCTTTCGTCGAACGTGTATTCCCACCACGAGGTCTCGAAGACTTCGCCGCCGTTGATGGTCATCACTCAGTCCTGCGTCTCGATGAGGAAGCTGTCGACGCCGGCCGGAATCGGCGGCATCGCGACGAAGTCCGAACGCTTGTGCCAGCTGTCAGAACAGAACTGGATCACGCCGCCCGTGATGATGTAGTGGCAGACCCGTTCCTCGCCGTTCGGTCGCTCCGACTGATCGCCGATCTCTTGGTAGAACGTCTGCTTGAAGCTTGGCGAGAACGTCGGCGTTTCGAGATTGCCGTCGAACTTCCAGCTATCCGGCAGCGGGTGCATTTGCTCGCACGCCGGACACCAATGGAAGAACTGCGTCGGCCCCCGACGCATCACGCTGCTGACCTGGCTCATGCCGGCTTTCCCAAGAAAACTGCGAAGGTGCTTTCGCCGATACGATCAACGCGGCAGGCGCCAAGGGCCGCTAACTTCTCAATCTGCTTCCGGTCGATCGCTGCGCGTGCGCTGACGCTGCCGAAGTATTGACCGGCTTCGTCGAGCATGAGCTCGCGGTACTTTTCGAGGAAGTGAAGCGCGTGCACGTCCTTCGTGGACAGCTTCGCCATCAGGTCAGGTGCCTACCTTCACTTCGGTGCCGTCCCACACGAACTCGCCGTCTGCACCAACCGGGAAGTGTGATCGGCAACCGGCGCAGAACGTGCCGCTGTAGAAATACGGATCACGCGCATACGTCTCGGCAAGCGCGTTGCTCATCTTGGTCAAGGTGCCACAGGTCTGATGCACGTAGCTGTCGCGCACCGGACGCACGAAACCCTTCGCGCGCTCTGCTTCGGACAGAACGACATAGCCCTTCTGCTGGCCGGTCGCTGGATTGATCTCGCGGTGATCGGCTGGCACCGGGCTGCCATCGGTCAGCGTGGTCTCAGGACGTTCGGTCATCGTGATTTTCTCGCGCGCGAGGCGGTGTCAGAAGGGAATGGGGCGTCTCAGATGCCGGATCGGTGGCTATGCAGTTGATATTGCTTGCAAAGAGCCATTCAAATGGTCGCTAACAGCCATTTGCGGATCGGTTCACGTAGCAGGCGCGCGTTTGAGCGCGCGCTGCTGTCGGCATTGAGTTTTGAGTTGAAGGTGACAAGAGTGACAGCGTCTGAATTTTGACGCGGGAGGCCGGCTGGTGACGTCACATGGGACACCGCCTATCACGTATCTAGAATTGAGAACCCGTTCCGTGTCGAAGCTCGTTGTGGGGTCCGGTGGAAGCGCGTCGCTCAGGAGCGCCGCTTCCTCTCTGGTCACAGGTGTGGCTTCAGGTGGGTGCGCGTAAGACGCCTCGAAAAAAGTGACATGTCAATAGGGTCCCGGTGACAAGAACGGCAATCTGCGAACTAACGCTTTGAGATTTCTGAAAAACATTTCTGCAAAAACGAGCAAAGTGACATAGGTGACAAGAGGCAAGGTGACAGCCTGTCACCGGCAAATCGCGCAGCTGAATCGGGTCAGGACTTGCTCAGCGTCGATCGTGCGAGGGCGCGAAGGTCACCGAATTGGGTCTGGCCGGCGAGGGTGGCTTTGGCCGCGACGAGCTCGACCAGCGCGCCGGTGAAGCGTGCGAGGAACACCGTGTACGACATCGCGCCTTGGCCGACGGACTGCATCCGCTTGCGGTACGATTTGAACTCGGCGTTGACCTGGGCGAGACCGCCTGATGTCCGCATCGCTTCGACGCGGTTCTCAATTTCGACGACCGCGGCGAGGGCGGTGGTGCTGATCTGCTCGTTGGTCTGCCAGGGTGCGCCGAGCATTCCGGCCATGTCGATCACATCGTCGCGGCATTCGCGCGGTGACCGGTTGAGCCATCCGTGACCATCGGCCAGCGCCTCGGCGTCGCAGTTTTCGAGATAGTGCGTCAGAACGATCTCGGCATGCTCCGGCTTCGTGAACCAGAGCGCGTCGAAAACCGCAGCGCCGTCCTGCAGGTTGACCGATTGTTTTGCGGTCTGAGGCTGCGCTTTCGATCCGTCGGCGCTCGCAAGGATGACGACCGCGCGGACATCGAGCGCGGCGAGATAGGCCTTAACGAGACCGTCCCTTTTCCCCATGCCGGGGATATATGGCGGCGGAGTATTTAATCCTATGTTAAGATCATGTCCCACGTGAAACAAATGCGTTAGACCGTTGATTTTATGAGAAAAATGGCTTGCGGCGCAGGCCGATAAGTGGTTTTATAATCGTATTCCAACAGGGGCAACGCCCCGACCTGCACAGGGAAACAGTGACCATGGCCTTCGCCTTTGACACCCTCGGATATTCGAAGCACCTTCAAGGCGCTGGCGTCGCAGCCAACGTGGCCGACGCCCATGCCGAAGCGGCAAGGGATTTCGTCATGACCGAACTCGTGACCAAGACCGACCTGAACTCCGCGTTGGACGCTCTGACGTCCCGGCTGACCATCCGCCTCGGCAGCCTCATGGTCGCTGGCGTTGCCGCGCTGGCCGTCCTACAGCGCATCCACTGAAATTCCAGCGGCGCGGCTTCGGTCGCGCCGGTCCTACCTTCACCCCAAAGGGGCAACGCCCCGCCACCGCACAGGAGACGTGCAGCATGACGACCAAGACCAAATCCCCCCGCAAGTCCAAGAGCCTTAGCCCGCAGCAGAAGTCGTGGGTCACCCGCCGCAAGATGCAGCGCGAGGCGGACGCCAAGAAAACCGCCCGCAAGTCGTCGCGGGTCGCCAAGGCGGCGTAAATCTCAGGTCATGCCGCCAGCTTCGGCTCGCGGCATTGCCGGGGATTTACCCCGACCACCGGGCCTTCGGCCCATCCTGTCGAGGATGACACGATGTATGATTTTCCCACCATTACGTTACGCGCGCGTGGCGTTCCCGCCAACGACGTTCTGAGCCATACCGAAATCCGCAAAGCCGCAGCTGCTCGCGCCTTCTGGTCTGACCATCCGCTGAACGTCGCGTTTCGCACGAAGTCCGGCAAGCAGACCTTTTCCCTCAAAGAGTTCTCCGAGTTCGTCGTCGCCATGCCCGGTGACGAGTTCGCGGCATGCATGTTCAGCGCGGGAGTCGTCCGATGAATATGCATGTCCGCACATTGTCGCCCCAACAGAAGGCCTGGGAAACCCGGCGCGCGAAGCTTGATGGCCGCGTGCTGATCGAAACCCGCAAGGCAGAGGCCGCGGCGCCGGTGGTGCTGTCTCCGCTGCAGGACGCGAAGATGGTCGAGCTTTGGCTTGACCGGCATGACGTGGGTTGTGGCTATCGCCGCTATGTCGTCCTCGAGATCGGGTACCGCTCGGTTCTTCTGTTCAGCGCCGCAAAGCTTGCCACGGTGGAAGTCGATCGACGCGAGTTCGACAGGCACGCCCGCGAGGTCATGCCGAAGGCCAAGGCGGTTGTCGCCATCATTCAGAACAACATCAAGCTGGCGGACCGCATCAACGACCGCGCCGGCGACATCATCATCAGCGACGGCGGACGCAACGCGGCGCGCGCGGTGGAGCGCCTGTCATGATTAAAAGGGAGAATAAAATGGACTTTGCAACATTCAAAACCGGAGAGCCAGCGCAGGCCATGTTCCGGAAGCTTGGGCTTTTGGACTACCTTGAGGCCGCTGGAAGTTGGCGATCGCTCCGCGAATTGATTGTCGATTTCAACGGCTGCGATCAAGGCCGCTTTGTCGCGCTGGCGCGAAAATGCGACGGGGTTTCCAGTTCCGGCGAACGCGTGTTGCTTCACGCCATTCTTTACGTCACAGACTTCGCGTGGCTCGCGGACGAACTTACCGGCGAGCGTGCTTGGCAACAAATGAACCGATGCAGCGGCGACTGGCGCAGAGCAGTGGCTGCCTGCATCGTGGCTGAGGCCTAAGCCGTGAAGAATCCTCTGCTCAATCCAACCCAGAACGATCAGGCCGTCGTCGCGCAGCGCCGCGCGGCATCTCCGCTCAAACCGAAAGTGCCTCAGCGCCCATGCGACGTCGGGCTGTTCAGTGATGAGGCTGACCAACTTGATCTAGTTGAAATGTTCCAAGACCCTGCAGAGGACGAATGATGCCAGCGCCACTTTCGATCATCGGCCATCGGTTTGCCAAGGTCACGGTCCTCCGCGAGGTTGATCAATACGTCTCGCCCGGTGGCCGCCCGATGCGAAAATATCTCGTTCGCTGCGACTGCGGCATCGATAAGGAAATCCTCGGGAGCCATCTTCCCAAGATCGTCAGTTGCGGATGTCACAAGAACGGACTGCTCGGTGGGCTGAACCGGACCCACGGCGAGGCCAATAAGACGGCCGAATACGTCGTGTGGCGCGGCATGGTTCAGCGTTGCACCTATGAGAAGCACCGCTATTTCAAAAACTACGGTGGTCGCGGCATCAAGGTCTGCGATCAATGGTTGCGCAGCTTTCCGACGTTCCTGAAAGACATGGGGCGACGGCCATCACCGAAGCACAGCATCGACCGCTATCCCGATAACGACGGGAACTATGAGCCGTCGAATTGTCGCTGGGCAACGAGGAAACAGCAGCAGGCAAACCGGGCGAGGGCGAAATGAAAATCGCCATCGACCGCATCCAGCCCGACCCCGGTCAGCCTCGCAAAATCTTCAACCTGGAACAACTCCAAGAGCTTGCGAACTCTATCGCGTCGAGCGGCCTTCTGCAGCCGATCCTCGTTAAAAAATCCGGCGTTAGATACCAGATCGTTGCCGGTGAGCGACGCTGGCGCGCCCATGCGCTTCTGGCGAAGCGCGGCATGAAGAAGTTCGCGACTATCGAATGCAATCTCGCCAAGCAGAAGGCTGGCGCCGATACTCGTGTTGCTCAGATTGTGGAAAATATGCTGCGCGCGGACATGACCCCGATGGAGGAAGCCGAGGCGTTCGTCGAACTGCGCGACACCTACGGCATGGATGAAGCGGCGATCGCCGGCAAGCTAGGGCTTGCTGCCTTTCGAGTGAAGTGGCGACTATCGCTTATGAACCTTTCGCCGGCGTCGCGGAGGCTATTCGAGGCCGGTGCGATCGAGCAGCAGGCCGCGAACGAGGTCGCGCGTCTTGATCGCGACGCGGATCAGGCCCGCATCATCAGGATGTTAAACCGGGGCGACCTGATCGGCTGGAAGTCCGTCAGAAACGCGGTCGACGCCATCCTCCAGGGCACGACCCACGAGGATCTGTTCGGCGCGGCCGCCCCATTGCCCAAGGCGAAGGAGTTGGCAGTCGTGAAGTCGATGGAAAAGAAGGTTGACGATATCGCCGCGGTGGTTTCAATCGGCTGGCAGAACGGCGAGTGTATCGTTGCGAGCAAGATCGCGCCCGACCGTGCCGGCGTCATGGCTGACAAACTGGCGGGTATCAAGGCCGCTATCTCGCACATGGAACGCGAACTGAGGAACGTCAACGCGCAAGCGCGCATAGTGATGACAGGATAGGGTGATGAACATTTCAGGACTTACAAATTCCAGCTTGAAGATGCTGTATGACGGCATCGGGACGGCGCTCGCGGCCGACGATGCGTCGGTTGAAGCTGGTCGCGACCCGGAGCATGAAGTCCGAACCTCGCCAGTTTGGCGACAGTGGGCCAAGGATCTATCCGACGAAATGGTCAAACGCAACATTACGTTCAGCCGCATCGATTGGTGGGGAAAATGACCGGCGGAGAGCTCAAGCAGCTGCGGCACGACCTGGCCGATGCGCTCGGCCGTCGGATGACGACCGGTGACATGGCGAAGCTGTGCGGGCTTGCGCCGAAGAATGGTGCCGAGACGATGCAGAAATGGGAAGACGGAGTGGGCCCGAGCGGGCCGGCTGCCGCGCTGCTGTCAGTCCTGGCTTGTGCGAGCGAACGTCACGATATCGACCCGACCGTTCTGGATGCCGGCGAGCTTAACGGCGAGTATGTCGAGTTCCTTGAAGATAGATATCGCGCCATGATGCGCGCTGAGATCCTCCGCCGACTCAGCTGACCGGTGCCTGTAATAAAACTTGATCGTAGGCCACGCACGCCAGTGCACGTCCATGCATGTCAAAGCATGACAAAGCCGGACAATGACCGGGCCTACAGTTCCTAGCAGCAATTTGACAACAACGCCCTTCGGGTTTCCAATTGCTACTCTGTTCCTGCGTCGATTGTCCGACGTTAAACGGAGCCGAACATGTCAGATCCAACACCATCATCGATAATTAAGACGACGCGGACCTCAGAAGGTTTGCGTAATACGCTTTTCGATGCTCTTGACGCCTCTTTGAACAAACAAATGCAGCCAGCCGAAGCGCAGGCGATTTGCAAAATTTGCGCTCAGATTATCAACAGCGTGAATACTGAAATCGAGTTCTACAAACATATCGCGAGCAAATTGCCGGATGGCACCGCACCGAATACCGTCCTTCAACTCGGTGGCGCGGGCAAATGAACCGCTGCGTCTTCCGCGACGTTCAACGACAAAACCGAAGGTGCACTAATCGTTCGGTGGACCATCGGATATGCTCAAACTGTCGTTGGATTATTGAAAGGTCAGCAAGGCAGATCGTCGCGATGCGTCTCGCAAAGACGCCCTCCAATTGGAGCCCAAACTCGTATTCTTACGAGCTGCTGGATTGTACATTTCCCAAAGACGACGTCCGGCGGCTCGTCGAACTGGCGAAGCTTAGATTCCTCGCCCAGCGCGTAATTCAAATCCTCAGCGATGACAATTCCGCACTTACGACACCGGCACCTTGTCCGCGACAAGGCGCGCGGTGATGATCCGCAAGCCTGCCATTTTATCCTTGAAAAACTGCCTCTTGCCGGACCAGCCGCGCTCGAGAGCCAGTGACTCGATATCGTCCAGCTTCATCACGCCCCAATGCGCACCGAGGGTCACGGCTTTGCCCAGCAATGGCTGGTCGGCCAGGTACTCGAACGGCCAGCGCAAGGCCTGATCCATCCGGGTGATCTGCGCCGGTGTCGCCTGCAGGCGCACCCGATTCCGCGCGGCTAGGGTCCGCTCCAGCTCGGCGGTCTCAAGCTGGGCGTTCAGGTCGAATTGCTCATAGTCGTATTGCGGCATCGCGTTGCCGTACATCTTCGGCCCGCGCGGCCGGGGCTGGGTGGTCAGCACTTCAAAGGCTTCTTCCAGCCGGTCCAAGACGTGAACGAGCGACCACCTAACAGGTACCGCGCCGGTCGATCCAGACGCTCCACGGGGCGTTTCCGGGCGGCTCTTGGCCCCATAAAGGAACGGCCTCAAGGCCGGATCGCCGTCCAGCATGATCATGACGTCCAGCCGCGCCCGGTCCTCCGGTGACATAAGTGACAGGTCAGGGATGACTGGCGTCATTACTCCCTTGTCACTCTTGTCACCCCGGCGTCGGGATTGGATGTTTTTCGCTTTATTTCCAGTCATTTCAGGTTTTCGGTGTCATTTGTCACTTTGGCGGGTTTGCTTGTCACTTTCGGGTTTCCGCTTGTCATCGAGGCGAGAAGTCGAGGGCGTGATCGGGGATTTCCTGCTGCATCCCCTTCGTTGCGTCACGGTTCGCCGGGGCCTGATCGCGAAGGCCCGCGACCGTCCTGCCCGTGAGCCAGATGTAGGGGTTGACGCGCCCGACGATGCGCAGGCGCAGGAACTTCTCGCTGGCGCGCTTGAGCGCTTGGTTGACTGAGTTTTCTTCTACGTTCGAGGCCACGGCCCGGTAGGCCTGTTTCCAGTGCGCGACGTTGACCACGTAGGTTATCGACTTCGGCAAGCGCAGGACGGCCGGCGTCGGCTCGCCGTGTTCCTCGATCGCGGACTTGAGGGCATCGAATGCCAGCTGCTGCTGGTCTGACAGCACAAGGCTGCGATCCTTGCCCGCGCCCTTGATCTCGACGGACGCGCCGGCGGGGAGCGTTATGCACGACGTGATCGGCTTCCCGTCGGTCTCACGGTATCCCAACTCCACTTGAACAGTTTCGAACCGGATATCGATCCCGTCTTCTCCGTCCTTCTGCTTGTCGAGCGTTGCGATTTTAACTTTGGTGCCTTCCTCTCGTTTGACGAGAATGACCTGATCGCTGTTGGCGTAGACCGACGTGTGCCCGCGGAGTTTTGTTCCTCCGGCGTTCATGTGGTGGACGAGACAGATGTGAGCGCCGGGGATGGCCTGCGATATCCGGTCGATGTTCCCCATGACGAGGCCCATGTCCTTGCCCGAGTTCTCGTCGGCGGCGCCGGAAGCCTTCGCCAGTGTATCGATGAACAGGGCGACCACCGGCATGTTGTAGATGCTCTCGATGCCCTTGATCTCTTCGATCAGCTTGGCCGTGTCTCCGTTCTGGCTGTAGATATCCACGGTCGACTGCAAGATGAAGACCGGCACGATTCCAGCCGGAATCTTGAAGGCCTGCCGCCACGCGCGGAACCGCTTCTTGATACCGCGCTGTCCTTCACCGGCCTGATAGATGACGAGCCCTGGCCGCAGAACCTCGCGCCCATAGAACTTGCTCGCCGTGGCGATGCACATCGCCATGTGAATGGCGAGGAAGGATTTTCCGGAACGGGACTCGCCGCCCAGCACCGACTTGTCGCCGACGGTCAGCCAACCGTCGATGATGTCTTCATGTTCGGGGCCAGGCTCGTCCAGCTGCTCGAACATGATGCCGCCGAACTTCGAGACGAATGGCTCGGGCTCGACGACCGGTTCGCGGTCGTACTCGTCGTAAAGGCCAGCTTCCGCGTTCGACCGGCTACGCAGTTCTGATGCCAGTTGTCGCGCAAGGTGCGCGGCGTCGGGAGCCTGCGGCGAATCCGCCATCAGCTTCGCGACGTAGGCGACGAGAGTGTAGCCACCGAAGACAGGCTCAAGCGGATCGCCGCCGCAGGCATCGAGCAGGGTTTTCAGCGTCGCTGGCTTGTCCGCGACATAGGCATCGAAAACAGCCTGAAACATCTGACGGTGTTGCAGGGCCAGGAAGTTCTCAGGCGTTACATCTTCCTGAATGTGAGCAATGAGGGCAGGCTGCAGCGACAGCAGGCCGATCAGAAGGCGCTCGCCCTCGAGCTCAGGATCTAGCCGGTCCGGCTTGGCATTGACGACGTTCAGCTTGATCCATGTGTCAGCGTCGGCCGGCGAGAGGTCCTTCACCTTCTGGATGAATTCGACTGCCGAGAAACCTTGTTCGTCGTCGTAGTCATAGACATAGCCGGTCGTGACGTTGACGCCGATATCTGCGAACCGAACCGTCGTTTCGTCTCTGCCCGACGGCGCGCCGAGGATCGCGCGTACCACGCGCTCCGCAAATGCCCCGTCCTTGGTACGCTTCGCCAGCATCAATCGTCCAGTACTGCAGAGAACATATCGTCGAGGGCAACGCAGTTCAGGATTTTGGCCGACAGCTCAAACGACGTTACCCCGCGCCGTTTCGCTTCCTGTTCGATCTTGCGCAGGCTGCGGTTCTGGACTGGCACGGGTATGCAGCTGAGTTGGTGCAACTCGTTGACGGAATCCGACTGGCGACGGATTCCGTGCTGTGCGCAGATCATCTGCAGCGTCGTGACTTCGCAGCCGAGCAGGCGTGCGATGGCGACGTCCGATTTGCCCGCCTTCATGTCGCGCTTGATCACAACCAAGGTCTGCGGGGTGAACTTGAACTCTCGCCTCATTTGCGCACCCCGCGCTTCATCGGCACGACGTTCGGATTGTTCTTTGCGTCGATGATCGCTCGGATGTCGGCTTGGTTGTCGATGAGGAAGGCGATGCTGTTCGCCAACGTCAGAAGCATGCGGATATCGGCCGCGCGCTTCGGGCTTGCGGAACCGATTTTGATGAAGGCCGCATCGGATGCCATGCGGTCCGCAGTCTCATCGGCTAGCCATTCCCACATCTGCTGCAGGCTGATCTTCGGCTGGGGCAAGACTTCATCGGCCACCGGTGGCGCCGTATCGGCGGCGACTTCCGGATCTAGTTCCAGGATCGGCTCGATGGTCTCTTGTTGTTCTTGGGCAGAAGTCATCGTTAGGCCGCGAATGCTTTCTCAAGGTGGTTGCTGATGAGCTCGATGAGCGCGGCTGACGTGCCGACACCGTCTTTCAGGGCCGCGTGTCGCGCGGCCGTCCAGTTGCTGACGAGGTCGAAGGTCTGCATCGCTTCGACCAGAGCGGCACGGTCAGCGTGCCAGGATGGCTCTGCGTCCAGTGTCGCGCACAGGGCCTCGACAAGAGGCGCGCGGACCCAGCCCGCGTTGCCATCGCCGGTCTTCGTGATGCATGACAGCGCGGAGACCAGCGTCTCGCGGCCATAGCGCGCAAGCTGACGAGCCAGCTTCACAGCTGCGAGGGTATCGCCAACCTGCATCAGATTAGATGCAACGGGGTAACGGCAGATCGTTACGCCAGCTTCTCCGCATGCGTCGTGCAACGCGACAGCTTCCGGCTCGCCGGCAGCCACGCGTGCGGCGTGCAGTTGCATGGTTGAGATCGCGGTGACCTTGCCGTTGATCGCGGCGAACGCGCTTGCTTGTGCGGCGACGTCTGCGTCGGTGATGAGGCAGGGGACGTCGCGGATACCGCGCAGCGCGGCCGCGGTGGTCCGGTGCTGGCCGTCGATGATGGAATAGATGCCGTCCTCAATCTCCGCCACGACGACCGGGGCGAACTTCGACCAGTCGAATTCTGCCGCGATATCGATCACGTTCTTTTCGCTGGCCTTGCCGACGATCTTCCGCTGATAGCGGTGGTCGATGCGCAGGCTGGCGATCGCGATCCAGTGCAGCCGGGGCTTTTTGCTGGCATCGATGTCCGACAGGACGCGGCCATCAAGACGAGGCCGCAGCGCCGCGCCGCTGATGCGGAATAATTCGCTCATCCTGCTGCCCTCGCTGGTGCAGGCACGGAAGGCGATTTCGCGGACCACGTCTCAAGCAGCGCGCGCATTTCCGGCTCGAACTCGCTGAGCATCTTGAAAATGGCATGCGCTTCGCCGACGCGCGCAGCGCGCTCGCGAAGTATACGGATGCTGTCGTTGATGCCGGGGCTCGGCGGGAGCCGCGCGGCCAGTTCTTCGGCGGCGTTGACATTTTCGCAGAGAAGGTTCGCGGCTTCGCGCAGCCCGACCGCAATCTCTGCGAAACTGGACTGCTGGGCATTACGCATGGTTTTCCCCCTGTCCGAACAATTTGTGTGACGGAATGTCGGCCCCGTTGATTTCATTGCGGGCCTCAGCGGCTGCGAGAAGTACACGGGGTACGTGAACATGCTTCCAAGAGCTTCGCGCGACGATCTTGTTGATCTGATTTCTGTCTAGGCCAAACAGGTCGGCGATTTCGTCGCCCGTATAGCCACGACGGGCGAGGCAAAAGATCGCGATTACATCGTGGTCATCGATCTTTGCGCAATGATGCCTGGCACCGAGCCGGTCGCGCCGGTGGCGACGCCTGTCAGCCGCGTTTTCCTTTCCTGTACCCCACTTCAAATTGCTCGGCTTGTTATTGCTTCTCTGGCCGTCAAGGTGCCGCACTTCGTGCACCCGGCTCGGTGCGGGCCCGTGGAATGCCTCGCACACCAGCCGATGGACAAGGGCCAATACCTTTTTGCCATTGAATGTTGTTTGGACAGACCGATATCCATTGGAATGGAGCCCACCCTTTAAGATACGAGGCTTCCGACTGCGCCGCTGGATGGTCAATCGGATTTCACCATCCGACGACGCTTCATATCCAGGCCACGATGGGATGGCTTTCCATACGGTCATGCGGGTGTTCCGAACAATGCGAGTGGCGATGGCATTCGACCAAAGTTCGCCGCGGCCCAGTCCCATATCGCTACGGCGTCAGCGCGATTGTCGTCATTGCAGTCTTTCGGAAAATATCCGAGCGCATGGCAGCGCGCGACGACGGCGGCTTTCGTCGCGTCACGAGAGCCCATGCGGCCTTTGCCGATGAAATGCTTGCGGGCGGTGCTGTCGGACAGATCGGACCAAGGTATCCCGAAGCGGTTGCACATCATTTCCACGACGCCGTGATATTTGACCTGCGCGTAGACCGAGTCCTGGCTCATGTTCATTTGCTTGAAGGCTTCAAGCGCCATCACGGTTTCCTTGACGACGCATGCCGGTTTCTCGCTTGTGAACTGCTCATGGAGGAATGCGGCGAGGTTCCCGAGTGCGTCTGCCAGCGATTGCTGTTTGCTGCGCAAGATCACGATGCCCGACGTTGGCATTTCACCGGGCCGACCCTTGGCGAACCCGGCGCGGACACCGAGATCGAGTGTGAAGATCAGCCCGGTGATGCGCGCCATCGCTAGTTCACCTTGAAATCGCTCGGCTTGGTGCCGAGTTGATCGACGGTGCCGGTCTTGATCGCGTTCTGCGCCTGCTTGTTCATTTCAGCGAGCGAAGGCTGCGAGCCTTTTGGCGTGTTGTCGGCCTTCTTGAACCCAGCACCGAGGATGGATTGGCCTTCGGCATAACCGTCGTTGTGGAAACGATGGGCTTCCGTCGTGACGTGGTGCGGGTTGTGCAACGTCTCGCCGGCGAGGCCTTGGCGCTTGCCTTCCGCGAACGCGCGATCCTTGAGCGGTGCGCGATCGTTCTTCGGGAACAGATCGGTTTGCGTGCCGATGGGCACGCCGAGCCATCGCAACACCTGCATGTCGCGCTCGATGCGCGCCTTGATCTCGGCTTCGCCTTCTGGCGTCTTGCCTTCGATGATCGCCTTGATCTGCTTTAGCCCGCCTTCGCCAAGATCGGCCTTTACGATCTTTCCGAAGTCCTTGAGGTCTTTGTCTGCCTTCTTCTTTGCGGCCTCGAGACGGACATACGTCCCGCGATGTTGCTCGGCCAGCGAATACCGCTGGTCCTCGGTCAGTTCGAGGTCGGCTGCACCACCGGGCGGTGGCGTAGCGCCTCGTTTTCCTTTTCCGCTTCCGGTACTTGGTCGTCCCATCATCGTCTCCTCCTGCTGGCTGGCATCAACGCCGAGCGGAGCGCTCGGCTGATTTCACAAACATTTTTGGATTGACGGCGTGCGGGTTCGCAGCCTTGCGCGTATGAAATTCGCAGTATGGCTTGCCGCCGTCGCAATCAGCGCCGCCCGTGCCGCAGTAGTAAAAACGCTCTGTGAGAGGATCGCCGAAGGGCCACCGGCACGTGGTGTTGGTCAGCTGCATCATCTGGATGCCTTCGCCGACGGCTGGTTCTTCGAGGCGCTTAGGCAGACCTGGCTCCGCAGCCTTGATGGCGACGGCCGCGGGGATGCTGTTCGAGATATTCCGGCGCGGCATCTGTGGCTGCGGCGCGGGCCGCGTCTTCGGTGCCGGAGATTTTACCTGCGCTGCTGGCCGCGTCGCCACGACCTGAGCATTACGCGTGGCGATCGTCACGGCCAGCTTTGCGGAATCCGGGCGGTTCTTCTGGTCCTTCGCCGAAAGGCCAAGCCGGTGGATTTTGCCGATGACAGCGCCGCGCGTCACGTCACCGAACTGGTCTCTGATCTGCCCGGCACTCAAGCCGGATTCCCATAGCTTCTTTAGGCGCGAAACGCGCTCGTCAGTCCACCCGTCGTCCACGACTACCCCTTAATCGCGCGCCGGGTGATACGCCCCCGTGCTTACGCGTTCCCGTTCAATAGTTTCGCAGCCTTCGCCAGATACGCTTCGACCTCGCGCACATGCTCCGCAGCAAGAAGGCCGTCAGTTCGCTGAGCTTTTTCCAACTCACGGTTCAACGCCTTTATCTGTGCTTTCAGCTTGCTGACCAGCAACGCCTGGAGCTTGTCCCTGATTTTCTCGTCGGTACGCTTCACTCTCTGGCGAATGATGTTGTCGACCGTGCAATAACTCTCCCGCAGATCGCGGGCGATTTGCTGCCTAGCCTTTTCGACTGTGAGGCCCTTCGACCGTTCGATCCGCTGCAAGGAGAGTGCGTAGTCCCTCGCGTTGTCGAAGATCGGGGCCGAACTCACGGCGAACCCCTCAGTCGAATTCTGTCCAAAACTCGGTACACCCATGACGCCGCTCCTGTGTTCAATTCACCATTGTTGAAGCGGTGATTGAGGATCGGAGCCGCCTTGCCGGGCTGGCGTCGATCACGAGGATGACGATGGAAAGAAACTGGATATTGCGGGGCAGGGGTCATGAGACCTCCGCCGGTTTGGGACGAGGCACGCCCTTGGGCCACCGCTTGGCCTCGGGCCAGTTCTGGTGAAACCAAAGCATGACCTTGTCGTAGGTCTTGATGTTGAAGGAACCGCCGTCGCGGATGCGCTCGAAAAACCGCCAGTCACCAGCTGCGCGTTGCGCAATCGTCGACTGCTCTAAGCCGGTTAGCTCGGCAAAGGCAGCCACGGTGTCCAGCAAATGGGATCGCAGTTCGGTTTCCATCATCCCGCGAACATAGTCGGTTTATTCCGACTATTGCAATGGGAAAAATCCGAATCGCTATCTGGCACCCCGAGTCGGATAATTCCGGCATGACCAACGATTCCCTGAAATCGCGCGTCGAGGCCCGGTTGAAGGTCTTGAAGATAAACGCGTTTGAGGCTGCGCGGCGCTGCAAGCTGGGACGCGATTTCGTCAACGATATTCTCAACGACAAAAAGCAGAACGTCCGAGGCAGCAGCCTGAAAAAGCTGGCCGACGGTCTCGATTGCGATCAGGCATACCTGATCGGTGAACAGGATGAACCGCGCAAATCGCTCGGTGGTTCGATGCCGTCAGCTATTCCGATCATCGGCATTGCCGAGGCCGGGGCTTTCCGTGCGGCAAGCCAGTTCGGATACGAACACGAGATTGACGCGTCCAGGCTCTACGCGGCCAGGAGCGAGCGATACCCGAATGCGCGGCACTTCGCGCTCGAGGTGCGCGGCGATTCGATGAACGCGGCCGTGCCGTCGCCCATCGTCGAGGGGATGTTCGTGCTTTGCGTCGATATGCCAGACGCCGGCCTCATACCCGAAACCGGCAGGATCTACGCCGTCCGCCGCACCCAAGACGAGGGCGGCACGTATGAATGGACGATCAAGCGAGCATACGTCTTCCAAGACAGAACCGAGCTCAGACCCGAATCCACAAATCCGAGGCATGAGGTGATCGTCATGCCGAAGCGGCAGCCTGACGAAGCTTTCAAGACTGTCGAGGCGATCGGCTGGGTCTATGGCGGTTACCACTCCTACGAACGATAAGATAATACGGCTTTTGTTGAGGTTTCGATGGGTCTCGGCAGAATAACGCTTATCGGCCTCGGCGCGTTCGCGATCGCGGCCGTCATCGTCAACAGCAAATCGAAGTCGCCCGAGCAGCTGCAGGCCGAGACCGCGGCGGCGACGGAGTTTGCCCGGCAGGCCATTGCCCCAGTCAAGAAATCGCCGGATTGGCTCAATGTCCGCATCACCGAGGCGAAACCCAACAGCTTCACGTTCAATATCGATTATGCGCGGCCGCCGATGGGTGGCTTGACCATTGTTGAGTTCGACACGAAGCAGATCGCGCGTGCGGTGCTGACCGCGTTGGTGAAGGCCGGCTATCAGCCCGCCAAGGAGTCGCTAAGCCTGTTCGTTTTTGCCAGCCAGCCGGTTAAGGGCGAGACCAGCGTCGACCTGGTCCGGTCCTTCGGCCACTCCTACTACGATTACAACAACGACCGGCTGATCTTTAAGGCGAACTGATTCGCGGCTCGCCCGATTCGAATCAGACTCGTTTTCGTCTCGCGGGATGCCTATGCCGAATATCAGTCCTGCGTCGGACGCAGACAGGTGACATGGTGACAGGTGCCGAAGTGACATGTCACTTTTGGCCTGTCACGTGACAACGGCACGGTTCTTGCGAAAGAGACTCAGGTTTCTTTTAAGAGGTAACTACACTCACTGAACGTAGAGGGGGCGCTAAAGCGCCCCTCCTATCTGCTACGGGTGAAGAATTTAATCCTGTGGCCAAAGTCGGTCTATTCCGATTTTAAGATTTGACAGTCGGTTTATTCCGACTTACCTTCCCAATACGACTTGGGAGGGTCCAGTGAATTTTCATCAGCAAACCGCATCCGGCTATCCTCAGCCACACCGGCTTTTCAGCTATTTCCCCCGCCGCAGCCGCAGCAAGCGGCTTTCCGACGCCGCTGTGGCTCGGGGCAGGACGGCAGGCCTCCCTCCGCTGATCATCGCGGAAATGGCCATGGCCGCATGCAGCGGCGACTTCTGGCACATCAACCAATTCAAGCTTTTCGCGGAAAGCCTCATCAAGCGCGGTCCCACCGTGGCGCGGTCTTGGTACGCTGGCATCGCGGAAGCCGCCGCCGACGATCTGGACGGCGCGCTCGTCGACATCGCGGAATCATTGACATCGCTCCGCGCCCACGTCGCCGGTCTCCGCGACGAGCCGACCGCGCACCGCAACGACTGCCTCGGCAAGATCAACCACCTTCGCGCCGCGCTTCTGATTCTGCGCCTCATGCGCGCCACCGGCCACGCGCACCGCTTCGCTCACCTTCGCGAAATTCTGACAACGCCGCTTTGGGAAGTCACCGCGTCCAGCGCCGACGGCCGCGTGGTGGAGTTCGAGCCTGCGCCGGTTTCGGAGTGGGGCGCATGAGCAACTGCAAGCATTTCCCGGAAGCCGACGACCACTGTCTGGTTTGCGCAGCCGAGGACGCCGCACGCGCTTCCGCGTTGAAAGCAACGACGGGCCGGTTTTCTTACCATGCTGATCATCCTCAAAATGCCTGCGGCCATGTGTACGACGAACATGGGCATGAGGTCGCAACGCTGTACGGCTCGACTGACGACGCAACGAGGGATGCGGACGGCGTCTATGTTCCGCAACCAATTCGTGACGCTCACGGCAAGCTGCTCGCCGCCGCGCCGGACATGTTCAAGGCGCTGCAGGGGTTGCTCGAGACTGAAACGGTAGAAACTGAATACGACGGTCGCACCTACGATGTGTGCAAGGACTGCGGCTCGCTCGTTAGCGAGAACCAACCGCACAAAATCGGATGCCACGTCGTTCTCGGCAAAGCCGCCATCGCCGACGCGAAAGGCGGTGCGTGATGCCAGCACAGACCACAGCAGATGCGGGGCGGACGGTGCATACGCCTGGACCGTGGAGATTTTCTGGGCATGTGACACCGGTTGGTGGCGAAGATGGTGCCATTGACATGCTTTGGTGTGGCGATGTCAGGCCGCCCGATGGCAACAAGTATCGCGGGCAGATCGCAAGCATTCAATCAGCCGAACAGATTAACGGAATTGCGGCGGCGGAAGCAGAAGCGAATGCGCGCCTGATTGCAGCAGCGCCCGACTTATTGAAGGCGTTAAAGCAAATTCGCCTTTGGCTTGCTGTCGAGGGCTGCTGGGAACAAATGGAAATTGCTGACGCGGCGTTGCTTGTCGCGGGTGAAACCGATGTCGCTTGCACGCACTGTTCGGGCGCTGGAGAATGGGACGAAGGTCCGTTGCCCGCCACTTCGTCGGCGCAGATCGATCCTGAGTACCGCCACGTCAAATGCCCCGAATGCGAAGCCACGGGGCGCGTCGCACTCTCGCGCGCCAAAGAGCCCGATGCTGGCCTGACCGATGCCGAGCAGAGGTCGCAAGGTCGTAGGTGTGGCTGTCTCGGCTCCGACGACTACTGCGTTTGCCAGAACGCGCCGGACCACATCACGCGCGCCGAACGCAGCGCAGCAGCAAAGGGGGCGAAGTGATGTACGACATCATCGCAACGCTCGCCGCGATCACGCGCACGCCGCAGTTCCTGGCCGGTGTCCTGTTCGGCGGCATCCTCTCCGGCGTCGTCTGGTACGCCATCGGTCGGTGCCACGGCAGGATCGCGCTGGCGCACAAGATCGAAACGCAACGCGCCGCCCATAGGGCGCGCGTCTCTCACGCTTTGATGCCTTCGGGCAGCATCCAGCCGGTCGATGACACGTCGCAGCTTCCCGCGCATGCGCCGCGCCGACCGATTTACTCGGAGCGGTCATGAGCAGGCGCAACGCAACAGAGCCAGCGTGCCGTGTCTGCGGCTGCACCGAGTTTAACGCCTGCGCGGACGGTTGCTCGTGGGTGAAGGTCGAAAAAGGCTCACCGCCGCTTTGTTCGGCATGCGACGGCACGGCGGCAGACATGGCCGAGGTTTTGAAGCGCGTCGACCGGCTGCTCGGAAAATTCTCTTTCACGATGGACCCCGCGCACACCGTCAAGTGCCTGCGTTCGATGGTGCGCGGCGCGTCCAAGCGGATGCGCGTCAGGCTCGCGATGGACGCGATCAATCCAGACCCATCATGGGGCGGAAGGTAACCATGAGCACACTCACCCGCTTCATGACCGCCGCGCAGGGCATCCTCGCCGCCAACGAACAGAACCGCTCTTTCGAGAACGGCCAGCGCGTCAATCCATTCGTCTCAACGACTTGGTGCTTCGCAGAGATCGACGAGGCCTTGGCGAAGTGCGTGAAGCTTTCCGCCGACGTCAAGATGGCGCGGCTTCGCTCCGATCTGACGGAGGCGCGCCGTCTCACAGCCGAACTGCGCCGCACATCATACCAGATTCACGAAATGGCCCTGACTGCGGCCGGCGTGTTCGGATCGGAGGAAACCTGATGCCTATTGAACGTATCGCCGTCGACCCGACGAAGCATCGCGCCGAGTGGCTCGCGCTGCGCCAGCGCGACATCACGGCCAGCGATGTTCCAGCCGTATGCGGCGAGGGCATGTTCGGCTCTCCGGCCAAGGTATGGGCCGAAAAGCGTGGCTTGATCCCACCCGTCGAATTGAACGACGCCATGAAGCGCGGCATGTGGGGCGAGGCTGCGGTCTTCTCGGCAATCGAGTGGGAGTATCCTGATTGGGAGGTTCGCCGCGCAAAGGTCTATTTCCGCGACGCAGAGGCGCGCCTCGGCGCAACGCCTGACGGCGCCGTGATCATTCCCGGTCGGGACGGCGTCGGCATCATCCAGACCAAGGTCATCGCCAAGCCGGTGTTTCAGATGCATTGGCTGGCGGACCCGGAGGATGATTACAGCCAGGTCATTGCGCCGCTCGGCTACCAGCTGCAGACGCTCACCGAATCCATGTTGTCGGATGCCGACTACGCCATGATCGCGGCGTTGGTGGTCGATACCTTCAAATGGTCGTTGCACATCGTCCCTGTCGATCGCAACCCCGGCGCTGAACAGGTTATCCGCAACCGCGTCGCTGCGTTCTGTCGCGATTTCCTCGACACCGGCGTGCAACCGGCCATCGACCCGGAACGCGACGAAGATTTGGTCAAGCGCCTGTTCCCGAAAGATGTCGGCACGACCATCGATCTGAGCGGTGACAACGAAGCGCCCATGCTGGTCGACGAACTCGCGATTGCACGCGCCTTGAAGAAGGAGGGTGAGGGCCGCGAGAAAATCGCCAAGACCGCGCTCGCAGGCAAGCTAGGCGAAAACGCCTACGGCAAGCTCGCTGATGGCCGGAAGATCAGCTTCAAAACTCAAGAGCGCGGCGGATACGTGGTCGAGCCGACCAGCTTCCGCGTCATGCGCGTCAGCAAGGGGTAACAGCGATGAATGCACCTATTCGGACCGGCGCAGCGCCGAAAGACGACAATATCAAGCCACTCATTTCTGACGGGCAGCTTGCGGCGGATTATCCGCACTTGGTTTTGGCTGTCGAAGAAATTGAGAAGCTGGGCGCGGAATTGCCGCCTGTTCTCGAGGACGACGAGGATCTGGCGATCATCAGCTGGCTCGTGCCGCGTGCGAACGCCGACAGCAAGCGCATCGAAAAGCAGCGCGTTGAAACCGGACGGCCATTCCTTGACGCCACCTCCGATCTGAACGGCTGGTTCAAGGCGCTGTCTGCACGGATCGACGCGGTCAAGGTGAAGGCGGAGAAGATCGGCAAGACCTATCTGGACAAGAAGGCCGCTGACGAACGCAAGCGGCGCGACGCGGAAGCTGCCGAGGCAACGCGTAAAGCAAACGAGGCGGCGGTGATACTCGCAGCCGCCGTCAAGACCGGTGACGTTGAGCAGGTCCAGGTCGCAGCCGCTACAGCCGACACGCTGAAATCAGCAGCGGGCAGGGCTACGGCAGCGGTGGACGTGAAGCCGGCTGATCTGGCGCGCACGTCTGTCGGCGGTGCGACCTCAACGCTCGTTGAGAACTGGACGTTCGAGATCGAGGACATCAACCGCCTCGATCTGGAAGCGCTGCGGCCCTTCTTCACAACTACCGCGTTCGAGCAGGCCTTGCGCGGATACGTCAAGGCCGGTCGCCGCCAGATCGCGGGCGCACGCATCTATTCTGACACGAGATTCAGCACGCGCTGATCGCACGCACAACGGGAGAGACTGTTATGACCATTGAAACCATCGAGCGCGACCGCAACCGGCTAGACGAATTCGCATCCTCGACCAGCACGTCCCTGACGGCAGCGCCATCGGTGCAGCCAATGGCATCGCCTGCTGACCGTGTTTTCGGTGCGCAGCAAGTCGCGGTCTATCGCGACGAGACCCGCGTCCTGCAGAAGCTCGCCGCTCTCGGTGCCGCTGCGGGCGACGATTGGTTCTACCGGTTTCCGGTCAAGAACAACGGCCAGAAAACCTTCATCGAAGGCCCATCCATCAAGCTTGCGAACGACCTAGCCCGCATCTACGGCAATTGCGAAGTTGACACCCGTGTCGTCGACGTCGGCGGAAGCTGGATCATCTACGCGCGATTCACCGATTACGAAACCGGCTACGCGCTGACGCGCCCGTTCCAGCAAAACAAGAATGCGTCCCGGCTGGGCGGGGCCGACGAGGACCGCCGCCGCGATATCGCGCTGCAGATCGGCGTCTCGAAAGCAATCCGCAACGTGGTCTCGAACGCTCTGCAGACCTACGCGGATTATGCCTTCAACGCCGCGCGGAACTCTCTGGTCGAGAAGATCGGTAAAGACCTCCCGAAGTGGCGCAACGACATACGCGCGGCAATCTCGCGCGTGCCATTCGACATCAAGCGCGCCGAACTTGTCATGGGCAAGACAGTCGAGGAATGGCTTGCGCCAGACATCGCTAAGGTGATCGCGATGTTGAAGGCCATCGCTGACGGTATGGCATCGGTCGACGACTCGTTTCCGAGAGCCGGTGAGGCCGATCACGACGAGGAAACCGGCGAGGTCAAGACAGCCGACGACCTTAACAAATTCACCGACAAGAATACTGGCGGCGGGACTGGTCAACCCGGTGCGTCAGAGGCGGAGCGGACCGACGCTCACTCGGAAAGCTCCGCCACGTCTTCGTCGCAGTCAGGCGCATCCGCGAACGCGGACACTGCTGCGAAGGGCCAGGCCGCTTCTGAATCTGCAAACCCCTCCCGGTCGAAGGAAGCAGGAGCGGCCACGGCCACCGACAACAAGGCTGCGGTGCCGACCACCGAGGCGCAGTACATCGCTTACGCGAACGCGTGGATCAACGCTCTGGTCGACGATGCCGCAGGCCTGACGCGCTGGAAAAGCAAGGAAGAAAAGGACCTGCGCAACAAGTGCAACGTTCCGGGTGAAGTCCGCGACACTCTCAAGATCGCGCTCGACAAGAAGATCGCAGAGATCAGCGACGCGGATCGGTCATGAGCAACATCGACCCGCACACCGTGTTTGTGTCGCAACTGCGCTCCACGCGCATGCTCGACCTCGACATGATTGAGCAGGTCTTTGACGTCGTGAACTGTCCCGGCATGTCGGTCATCTGCAGGTCGCAGCGCCTGCAGAACGGCGACCTCAAGGCGCTGAGCCAAGTCTACGAGATCGCGACGGGCATCCAGTTCGACACTGTCGAAGACGCGATTCTCGGCTGGGACGACATGCGGCAGGAGATTGCAGGCCTTGATGCATTGGCCTGCGCGCTCCGCCGCCTGATGGGGCCGCTGATCAAGCCCCGTTGGGAAACACTGACACCGGGCGACCGCGCGCCCTGGCTGACGAAAGCGCGGCACATCCGAAACCTATTGCTGAACCTCGGCTTCGACATCAAGCCGGCGAAAGGGCGATTGCAATGACGGACATTATTATTGACGCGGTCGCGAGCCGCCGCATGGTGCTGCGATCCATCGTTGAGCCGCGCGTTAAGGCTCTGGCGCGCGCCCGATTGAAGCACGAGCTCGTCAGCGGCGACCACTACCGCGTCGAAGACCGCTTCGACTTCTTCGCGACCGTCGGAAACTGGCGCAGCTTCGACCACAAAGAAAAGGGTTACGGCGTCGGAACGCTGATTGCGCAAGTGCGCCTCGGCGGCATGTCGACGCTGGTCACGTTACCGCCAGAGATTGGCGGTCAAGAGGCCCCGGCGATTGGGCCGGTGGGTGACGAGGCCCCGCTGTCGGATGATTCTGACACGACAGCCGCGCCTCACGCGACACGTCCAGCGAACGGGACTGAAACCGTGGACGTGACTTTGGAGGGTGGAGAGGAACCCGACGTCACGGCTGCTGCACATATCGAGTGCGGCAGCCGTGCACTTCTTCCTGCGGTGACGCCATGACGAAAACCTTCGCATGGGTCCGCAGCCGGAACACGGCAGGCCTGCGGCCAGACCCGCAGCCGATCATCTACGATAAGCCGCTGGTCGGCAGCCGCATGGAGTTCGTGCCGAACGCTGAGCGCGAGCTTGAAGGCGACGATCTCAACAAATCGCTTGATGAACTGGCGTCGGACTATCCCGCGCCACCTGTCGATCACCTGAAAGTGGGTGGCGCATGAACATCCTCGGGGGCGGCGACGACTTCCTTGTATCGCGCATCCGCGCGGATCTGTCGGCTTACAAAGCCGCGATGCAGCACGGCGATACCGACGCGTGCATCGTGATCGAGAAGCGATACGGCCTTTACGGCCTCTCGCCGAAGATGGTCACCGATCAGATGTTCGACATGATCGCGCAGAAGCCGCTGACTGCGGGGAGGGCGTCTTGAGCTACGCAATCCCGCCATCAGTCCTCGAACAGCACACCGCGTTTCTTGGGAAAACCGGGAGCGGGAAGACTTCGACCGCCAAGCTTTGCGTCGAACAGATCGTCCGCGACACTCCGAACCCGCGCGTCTGCATTCTCGACGCGATCAAGTCCGATTGGTGGGGCCTGATATCGAGCGCGGACGGCAAGCGGCCTGGACTTCCGTTCTATGTTCTCGGCGGGCCGCATGGCCACGCTCAGCTTCATCCATCGTCTGGCAAGGCAATTGGCGAACTGGTCGCGAGTGGCGCGTTGCCATTGTCGATCATCGATATGGCCGATTTCCCGGCAGGCGGGCTGCAAGAGTTCTTCAACGACTTCGCACCGGCGCTCCTGAAACGCATGCGCGGCGTTGTTCATTTGGTGATGGAGGAAGCGCACGAGTTCGCGCCGAAGGAGCGTGCCGGCATCGGCGCCGAGAGCATGGCGATCTACAACGCGAAGAAGCTTGCGACCGCTGGCCGGTCGAAGGGCATCCGGTTGATGGTCGTCACTCAGCGGACGCAGGCGCTGCATAACGCAATGCTCGGCAGCTGCGACACGATGATTGCGCACCGGCTTGCGGCCCCGGCCGATCAGGAACCGGTAAAGAAGTGGCTCAAGGCCAACGTCGATAAAGCGACGATGGAAACGGTCGCGGGCTCGATGTCGAGCCTCAAGACCGGTAGCGCGTGGCTTTGCTCCGGCGAAGCCCAGGTCGCGGAGCTTGTGCAGTTCCCGAAGATCGCGACGTTCGACAATTCCGCGACGCCGACCGGCGACATGGCCGAACAGTCAGTGAAGACCGCTGCGGTCGATCTCGACAAGCTGCGCGCGATCATCGGCAGCGCGGTGAAGGAAGCCGAGGAAAACGATCCAGTCAAGCTCAAGGCCGAGATCGCGGCTTTACGCAAAGAATCGGCCTCGAAATTCCAGATAACGCAAAACCCGGTTGTTGACCCATCTGCGCTGGAGGAAGCCGAACAGCGCGGCTTCCAGCAGGGCTATGAGGCCGGTGAAACATATGGCTTCAAGGCGGGGTTCGACGAAGCCAGCGATCAAGGCGCGATCCAATTCAACACTCTGAAAGAGCAGGTCCGCGCGACTGTGAACAATTTCGCGACTTCGTTCGACGGAAACGTCACCGGCGAAACATTCAGGCTCAACCTCGACGTCAAATACATCAGACCATCGGTCTCGCCAGCGGCGTCCAAGCAACCCGCTTCTGCGCCGATGCCAAGGGCCGCTCCACCGGCCCGAACCCCTTCACCGGCGGCGGGCGGTGACGGTACTTATTCCAAGGCGGTCATTAATGCCCTGACGGCAATGGCCGAACTGCGCGCGCTCGGCGTCGAAAGGCCATCCCGCGAGATCATCGCTGCGATGGCTAATTACACCAATATCCAGAGCCGTCCTATTCGCGACGCGTTCGGCCTTTGCATCGTCGATGGTCTCGCGGAGTGCCTGGAGTCAGGGACGCTGACGATCACCGCCAAAGGCATCAGGCTGGCCGGTGGCCTGCCAGCGCGTCCAACGTCATCGAAAGAAATGCGAGACCGTATCGTGGGCGTCCTCGATACGGCGGCAGGCAAGGCGCTGGATTATCTCATTAAGATTTACCCGCGTGCTGACAGCCGTGAGGCCATCGCCGAGTCCTGCGGATACTCAAACGTCCAGAGTCGGCCGATACGCGATGCTTTCTCGAAGCTGCTCGAAATGAAGTTCATCGAGCGTGCACAGTCCGGTTCTCTCGCTGCGACGAAGGCGCTTTTCCCATGAGGAATTCAGAAATTATCAAGGTTGAGGATATGCCGCGATGGGTGATGCGTAGCTTTCTTCTGGCCGTCGCTCCGATTGTCGTCGTCTGGACAATCATCAGTCGCACTTGGACCGAAGTCAGATCGATTCCGTTCTTCATCCGATGCGACTTGTCAGGGGAATTCACTGAATTCCGCAGAATTTGGCGCGCGGCTGGGAGCAACCGGGCATGAACGCGCTTTTCATCTGCAAGCTCGCGATCATTTTCCAGTCGTGGACCAGCGAGCCGGAACCGCGCGAAGGTTTCAACGAAATGGCACAGCGCCGTGCCTGGCGCTGGTGGTCGGACGCCCAGGCAATGGGAGTGGTGGTGCAATAGCCACGAATTTGAACCGCAATAGATTTTGGAGATCATCATGGCGTCGATGGATATGGGATTGGTTGAGGCGCTGCGCGCGGAAGGCGGCGGCTATGGACCGGGCGGCGCAGGGTTGCCACCGCCGCCGCCGAAACCGCAGCCGAGGAAAATCCGCGACGGCGACATCCTTTTAGGCAACGCGTCCAACGGCGACCAGATCGGCATCAGTCTTGCGAAGCTGGTCGAAGGCCGTCTCCTGATCCAGGGTAACAGCGGCGCTGGTAAGTCCATGCTGCTGCGTCGCGTGTTCGAGCAATCATGGGGCAAGGTCCAGCAAATCGTCATCGACCCCGATGGCGAGTTCTCCACGCTTTCCGAAAAATTCGACGTCGCCGTTCTGAGCGCGAGCGAGCTTCTGAGGATCGGCGGCAGAACGCTCGCCGGTCACATGCGCGAGCATCGTTACAGCGCAGTACTGGACTTGTCCGACGCGACTTCCGAAGACCGTATGGCCTTCGCCGGCGAACTGGCGGCCGGGCTTATCGATGCCCCGCCCGAGCATTGGCAGCCTGTTCTGGTCCTGATGGACGAGGCGCAGACCTTCGCGCCGCATTTCGACACCGGCGACGTCGACACGGAGACCCGGAAACGCGCGACTTCATCCATCGCGGACATGATGGGACGCGGACGGAAGCGCGGCGTTGCCGGGATCATCGCGACGCAGCGGCTGGCTGAAACGTCGAAGGCGGTTGCGTTCAAGACGACGAATATCATTGTCGGGCGCACGATCTTCGACCGTGACCTTGAGCGGGCCGGTGACGTTCTCGGGTTTACCGCAGGCCATAGCCGCGCGCTGCGCACTCTGGTCGACGGCGAATTTCTCGGAATCGGCCCAGCCTTCAACGTTGCCGGTCGGTCGCGGTTCAAGGCTGGCGGTGTGGAAACGCGCCATAAGGGTGAAGCGCCGCAGATCGCAGCGCCTCCGCAGATCGGCGCTTCCGCCGCCACCGCGCTGCTCGGCCAGATCGAGACGCCCGCGCTTCAACCGGAAAACCAGCGTGGCACGTCATCGTTGTCACACCGGCCTGGATCGGGACGACGTGGCCGTGACTGGAAGCCGGAAGAAGACCAGATCATCCGCGACGGATACCGCGACGGCATGGCGATCCGCGATATCGGATCGGCGCTGGCGGAGATCGGGTTCAGTACGTCGACCAGCAACATTTCCGGCCGCGCGCGCGACCTGGGCTTGGTCAGCGAGAAGGCCGCGGCTGCTTGGTGTGACGCTGAGGATGAAATCCTCCGCGACTGCTATGCGCGCGAAGTCAAGATCATGGACATTGTCGGTGTCCTCGCAGAGCAAGGATACACGCGCGGGCGCGTCGCGATCCAGATGCGAGCGATCGCGCTTGGCATCACGCGCGATCGTGTCAACTACTGGACCGAGCCGGAGAAGGCGATCGCGCTGAAAGGGCTGAAAGACGGAACGCAGTATGCGCAAATCGTCGAGAACCTGCGGCAGGCTGGTTTCCATCGCGGATTAACCGCCATCTTCAAGTTTGCGCAGAAGAACAATCTCGCAAACCGCGGAAGTGATCCTTGGACAACCGAGGAAGTCGAAAAGCTGAAAGAGCTTTACGCGCAAAGACTGCCAACGAAGGAAATTGCCGAACAACTTGGCAAAACCGTCCAGACCGTCCGCTCCAAGGCAAGCATTCTTAACCTCAAGATTCGGGTCGCGTGGAGCGACGACGAATACGCGAAGCTGAACAAAGCATACGCGGACGGCAAGACGCTGACAGAGGCCGTCGAAATCATCGGGAGGCCATACGCCAACGTCGCCCGCATCGCATACACGACAGGCCTCAAATTCTCACTGGCGCCCAGCGAGCGCGGAATGGCGAAAGCGAAGAAGGCGACAGCGAAGCCGCCCAAGACCAAGAAGAAGGGCGCGAAGAAATGAGCGCGGTCGATCATCCCCAGCACTATGGCGGCGCAGAAAACCCCTACGAGGTCATCAAGGTTCTGCAGGCGTGGCTCACGCCCGAAGAATACGTCGGCTTTTTGAAGGGCAACGCGCTCAAGTACAACGCTCGTCATCGACAGAAGGGCGGTCTTGAGGACCTGAGAAAAGCTCAGTGGTATCAGAACGAACTCGTGCGGTTCACGGCATCGTTGCCCAAGGAGGCATTCTGATGGCTCGCGAGCGCCGCCTTCACCCAGCCGTCGAACGGTACCTTGGCCCGGTCGCCATCGCGCAATTCGTTGACGCAGGCTGGTTCACCTTCTGGCCGCTCGGCCTGACGAAGGGCGGCAAGAACGCGTTCGATAACGGCTTCGGCTTTTGGGACGGTCATCGTCAGGATTTGCCCTACGAGACGTCACCTTACGAAAACCCATTCGGAAATCCTGCCTATCCCGATTGGGAAGGCAGGCTCGCGCGCCTGCCAGTTCAAGGGCGCGCAAACGAAGACGTTTCATCCCAAGGAGATTGATATGGAAATGAGCTACGGACGAACAGGCATATTCATCGACGGCGCAAACCTCTACGCGACCGCCAAGGCTCTCGGCTTCGACATGGATTACAAGAAGCTGCTCGCGCACTATCGCGGGAACAGCGATCTTGTCCGCGTCTTCTACTACACCGCGATCATTGAGGACGCGGAGTTCTCATCGATCCGCCCGTTGATCGATTGGCTCGATTACAACGGCTATGTCGTTGTGACGAAGCCGACAAAAGAGTTCATCGACGCCAGCGGCCGGCGCAAGGTCAAAGGCAACATGGACATCGAGCTCGCCGTCGACGCGATGGAGTTGGCCGACAAGATCGAAGACATGATCCTTTTCACCGGCGATGGCGACTTCCGGTCGCTCGTTGGAGCGATGCAGCGCAAGGGCGTCCGCGTCACCGTGATTTCGACGGTTGCCAGCCAACCGCCGATGATCGCGGACGAACTGCGCCGACAGGCCGACACATTCACCGACCTTGTGTCGTTGCAGGCCAAGCTCGGCCGCGAGCCGTCCGAGGCCCCAGCTAGACCACGCGCCGACATTATCGCTGACACCGCGCGGTCATTCGACCGCCGTCCACGCGCCCACGCCTAACCCCGAAACCTAAACCAGAAAATCATTGGAGCTACGACAATGCAGTTGATCCAAGCAAAGCTGATGGAATTGAGGATTGATCCCGCCAACGTCCGCAAGACGGACCTCGCGCCGGAAGAGGCGTTGCTTTCCAGCCTGCGCACGAAGGGCGTCCTTGTGCCTCTGACCGTCCGCAAGAACGGTGACGGGTATCTTGTCACGGATGGCGGCAAGCGCCTTGCGGCTCTGCACATCCTCGCCCGTGATGGTGAGTTCGACAAGACGACACTCGTTCCATGCATGTTGCGGGAAGGCGATGACCGCGATGCGGCTGACATAAGCTTGACGACAAACTTCATTCGGGAATCGATGCACCCGGTGGACGAGTACGAAGCGATCGCGAAGCTGATCGAGGGTGGCAAGACCCCGGAACAGATCGTCGCCGAATACGGGCTCGATGCCAGGCAGGTGAGGCAATCACTCGCGCTGGGCCGTTTGGCGCCGGAAGTCCGCGAAGCGTGGCGCAAGGGCGATCTCGAGGAAGAAGAAGCTGAGGCTTTCACCCTTGAGCCTGACCACGTGCGGCAGGCCGCGATCCTCAAGAAGGTGGGAAAGCACACCAGCCGATGGCAGATCAGGCAGGCCATCCTTGGCGACAATCGCAGCGCCGAAGGCCTGCTCAAGTTCGTCGGCGTCGAGGCCTACAAAGCCGCTGGCGGCGCGACCACCGAGGATCTGTTCACCGACGCCAAGAATCCAGACGTCATCGCGACCGATATCAAGCTTCTGACGAAACTGGCAGAAGACAAGGTCAAGGCGACTATCGCCAAGATCGAGGGCGAGGGCTGGAAGTGGGTTTCTGAAATGTCGGACCTGCCAGACAGCGCGCGCTGGTGGACGAGTCAGGCCAAGAAGGACATTCCCGCCGATAAGCGCGGCAACTTCGGCGTTATCATCTTCCGTCAGCATGATGGCAGCGTTGAGTTCCGGTACGGCGTACAGAAGCCCAGCGCAGCTAAAGCCGCCGACACGAAGAAGGCCAAAGCGAAAGCTAACGGCGAGGTCACGATCTCGGCCGCGCTCTGCGGCCGGATCGCAACGCAGATCACCAGCGCAGCGGAATCGGTTCTCGCTCAAGACCACAAGCTCGGCCTTGCGGTGATCGCGGCCGCTATCATCGCGGGTGACGGACCGGCCCGGATCAAGTCGGATGCTGCCAACGAAGAGGACGACTATTCCACCTTCGATAAGGCTCTGGCGTTGATGCGCAAGAAGGACGTGCCGCAGTTGCACGCCATCCTCGCAGGCCACGCCGCTGCTTCGTTGAAATTGGGGAGCTTCAACCAGTCGAATCTTCCGCTCGCTGAGGGCAACGACGACGACCGCGCACTGCTCGAAGCTCTCGACCAGAAGAAGATCAACACCGAACTGCGCCAGCACTTCGATTCCGCCGATTACTTCGCTGGCGTCACGGCGCAGGCCTGCAAGGATGCCATCACGGCCTGCGATCCGAAGCAGCCGATCACCGGCAAGGAAAAAAAGTCCGAACTGGCGAAGCTGGCAACGGATCTGGTGAAGAAGTCGAACGCTGGCGGGAAGGCGGGATGGTTGCCGCTGGAAATGCGCCTCAAGTCCTACGACGGACCGGCGCTCAAGCCTTCCAAGGCTGCGGCCCCCGCGAAGAAGGCAGCCAAGAAGACAGCGAAGAAGCGGGCCGCATGACGAAGGTCCGCACCATCGGCCAGGAGATCGCTGAGAACGATCTTCTGGACGAGGTTTCCGATCAGACCGCGCTCGACAAGATCGCGGCTCTGATCGACGGCCACATTCTGGAAGCCTTCAAGACAGGCTTCGAACACGCGACGGCTGGCGGCGAGGAAGCTGGCAGGCGTATGCCTCAACTTAAAGGCGCGATGCCGCTCGTCCTTTACGTCGGGGACGAGGCGACACGCCGCGAACTGATCGACCTTTTCAAAGCCACGCATCCGAACGCCATTGAGGCGCGGATACCGGAACGGGTGAAACGAGCATGAACGACACCGCAGAAGCCGCGCCGCAAGTCGCAATCCAGAACGACGGCTGGGAATGGGCCATCGTCGAGATCATGGGCCACCGCAAGCACGCCGGTCGCGTGCGCGAGGAAGAACGCTTCGGCGCGAAAATGCTCCGCATCGATATCCCCGTGAAGGGTGATGCCGCTGCAAATGGTTGGGAAACCCACTACTACGGCGGGCCGTCGATTTTCTCATTCACGCTGACCGACGAAGACTCGGTCATGCGCGCCAACATGCCGTGGGACGCTCCCGGCCGGTACCGGCTGCCAGCGCCAGAAGCTGACGCCCCGGACGACGACAACGAATACGACGACGAGGCCGAGCATGGCTGACACAGTCGTTGGGGCGTGGACCAATCGATTCTCTCAGCGCTCCTGCGCCGAGTGTGGCACGACATTTCAACCGCGCGGGACACGCGATATCTGGTGTTCGGTGCCGTGTCGGTTCTGGTCGCATGTCGACAAGACTGCTGGTCCAGATAAGTGCTGGCCTTGGAAGAAACGATGCTTTGTCACCGGATACGGACAATTCACCGTCGAGGGGACGCCGTTCTACGCCCACCGAAAAGCACTGGAATTGTCTGGCGCTGAGATTCCAGAGGGAATGTACGCGACGCATGGTTGCGATAATCCTCCTTGCTGCAACCCGCATCCAGAGCACGTTCGTGTCGGTAGTCCATCGCTGAACATCACTGAGGCTCACGAACGCGGCAGGCGCCCAAATGTGAACTACGCAACAGGTGACCGTCACGGGAAAAGAAAGAGCCGCCGACAACAGGAGCCCGCACGTGGTTGCGTATAGCTTCAAACAGCGCTTCGTCGTGCCGATCCGGCTGGGCCTCGGGATGACCGTCGGCATCGTCGATGATGGTACCCAACGGTTGAAGCCGAAGCGGCAGACGATCCGCGCCATAGGGAAGCGCCGGCACGCGCGACCGGGAGAAACCTTGCAGCTGTACTGCGGCATGCGCCAGCCGGGTTGCTTCCTCATCGGCGCCGCGATCTGCACCGACACGAGGGCCGTCAAGATCGTTCTGTCCGACACCGACTTCCAGATCATCTTGAACAACTCCGCAATCGGCTTGCTGCCATCTGAGATTCGACGCTTCGCGCAGGCTGACGGTTTCGACGACGAACACGACATGCTCGACTTCTGGCGAGAAGAACATCCAGGCCTCGACGTGTTCGAGGGCATTGTCTGCGAATGGAGACCCGCGGCATGACTAAACTGAAACCCGGCGCGCTCGCTGCGCTGATGACATACAAGTCGATCGATGACGGCAGCGGCAGGGTGCTTGTCTCGGGCGAGGCGTTGGACAGCGCCATTGATGCCCTGACAATCAAGGATGAGGTCTTCGACGAGGATCTGGACGAGGCGATACAGGACGCGGTCGCGGACGGCGAGGGCAGGGCGACGCCGCACTATCTCAAGACGCACCTTGCCGCGCGCGGCCTGGTCATCGTGCCGATGGGGGCACCGTCCGACATCGCCGTGTCGATCGAGCGCGAGGCCTGCGCCTCGATAGCCGAAGCGATCGACAGCGGGCGAGGTAATGAGAAACTGATCGCGAAATCTATCAGGGAGCGCAGCGACCTTCGCGACCTGCCGACGAATTCAGTTGCGCACTCTCCCGCTGTTCGTGACGAGGCAGAGGCCGATAAGGAATTCTATATCTGGCTGCAATCACATGGCGGCGTTGTGCTCGCCGATCAGCAGCAATGCTTTGCTGCCGGATATGCAGCCGCCCTGTCCGCCGCCCCGGTCGAGCCCGAGTTGATTTCCGGCGCGCAGATGGACGCCATAGAGGCTGCGGCGATTGCGGGAGAGCCACTCACGTCATTGTCCGCCTCGGTCGGGGAGCCTGTGGCGCGCGTCAGCAATGATCGCTGCAGATTGGACGATGATCCTGCGCCTGTGGCGTCAGTCACACAGGTTTGCGCCTGTTCTGAGACTTGTGCTGCCGATGGGTTCACTCCTGTGCAGAAACCGAGCGGAGCGGCAACTCGATACGATGCTCTTGGCCGCCGTATGGAGCCTGTCGCCATGCCTAATGCGCAGAAAGACGCATTGGCCCGGTGCTATGGCCGGCTCTGGCTTGTTCACACCGATAACAAAAGCATCCATCTGGCGCGCCGCGAATTGTTGTCGTGGCTGACAAAGGACGAGCAGGCATGGGGCATCGAACACGCCAAAGCTGAAGCATTGGCTTGGCCACCTCGCGCCACCCCGCCAGCCACATCGACTGGCGTGGTTCAGCGGCAACGCCTGATTGAGTGGGCGCAATCGAAAGACCCCGCGAACATCGGACGCAAGACTGGCGAGCAGTGGGCCGATGAAATCATTTCCCTAACTTCACGCGCGGAGTTGAAATGATGGGCGACGTTACCGGACCGATATCTACATTACCCGGTGCGAGGCACCCGCTGCCGAAGGGCGCGAAATGCGACCATCACCGGCGAAGACCGGCTGTCGTCCGCATCCAGGGCGAGACTGATTCGTTCGGTTCCGAACTGAACGACATGTGCCAGAAGTGCTTCAACAAGCACCGCGCGTACCTCAGATCGCCGGAGGCCGCGAAGTCCCGACAAGGCCGCTGCGACTGGTGCAAGAACGAGGCGACCGATCTTCGCCCGCGTCGTGATTTTGAGGAAGGTCTGGCCGGTCGCCTCTATGACGTGTGCGGCGATTGCGTGAAGAAGGAAAACGAACGACTGGCCGAAGAAGCCGAAGCGTATGAACGCGACCACGGCTATGAGGGCGTTTGGGATGATGATGACTACGACGACTATGACGAGGGCGACCACCTGTGAAGAAACGCACTCAATCGTCCGATATCGAGTCCGGCCGAGTCGATCCTTTCCCGTATGATGGACCGCTGCGCCGGGTTGATGGTGTAGCGCCTTATAATCATTACCTCTGGCCGCTCGACCGAGATTGGTATTGGGCGCGAAAAGACCTCGACGATCGCATTTCTTCGCGTTGGCATTTCAGCGCAATTGCCCTTGCTGATGGTCGCTGGCTTTCGAGCGGACATATTCGAGACGAAAGCCGGATGCAGTTCTTCGAGACACGAGAAGCGGCGCTGCGTCACTCGGCTGCCGAATTTCTGCGGACTATCAGAGGGGCCCGTCATTGGGACCGTTACCGCTTCGGCAGCGACTATGTCTCGCCAGAGCTTTACGTGCGTCTCGTCGCATGGGTCACTGCGGTCCTCAAAAGAAAACCGTTGCGATTGACGGTAAAGCCAGCACCACCGAAGCCTCCTGTTTGGTCCGACCTCCCATTGTTCGCGGAGTACGGCAACAGATGAAGCGCGAACAGCCCGACCATCGCGAGACTTATGCGGCGCGGGGCATGCGCCGCGAGGCCGCGGCAGCGGCGCGAGCGACGAGGCTAGGCTTCATGAACTCTTCACCGCTTCCCGCCTTCGCCGCGAGTGGTTTGAGTTCTCGGCCGACATGCACACCTTCATCGAGCAGACGGCGATCGCGGGCAAGTCGCGGCCGCCGGATGCGTAAATGAGCTAGCGAATCGCGATGACCATTGAAATTCTAAGCACTTAAGGCCTCTGAGTATGAGTAGCACCGTCCGGTTATTGACATCGAAGGAAGCCGCCTCGCGGCTCTCCATCACTGTGGATCAGCTATCGGATTTGGTTCACGACGGCGAAATCGCCTATATTCTCGTGGGGCGCGGCGCAAAGCGGCCTCGGCGTCGATACACCGAGGGGGACCTTGATGATTTCATTGATCGACGTCGCAGGCGGGAAGCATGTCAGTCTACAAGCCCCAAAAGTCGCCTTTCTACCAATACGACTTCCAATTCGCTGGTCGTCGGTTTTTCGGCTCTACGGAGTGCACGGCTCGAAAAGAAGCTGAGAAGTTCGAGCAAGTAGAGCGCGACAAGGCGAAGAAACTCGTCAAGGCATCAAAGTGTGCCAAGACATCGCTTTTGATCGGCGACGTCATCGTCCGTCTTTGGAATGACGAGGCGCAGCACGACGCTGACCCGGACGCGACCTGGACAAACCTTGAACGTCTCGTCGGCTATTTCGGTGAGACGACGCCACTGACTGAAATCGACCACAACAAGGCGAAACAGCTTGTTGCGTGGCGACGCGGACATCGCGTCGCGCGCCGTGGCAAGTTGAGCAAAGAGCAACAGGAGGCTCTGCCGCTGATCGCCAACGCGACTGTGAACCGGTCCGCCACCAAAGTTCTACAGCGCCTCTTTCGTTTCGCGAAGGCCGAGAACGCTGTCTTCGACAATGAACCGAAATGGGAAGAGCTCCTGTTGCCAGAGCCTGAAGAGCGCGTGCGTGAATTGCAGGACGACGAGGCCGCGGCCTTGGATGACGCGATGCGCGACGACTATGCGCCGTTCTTCAACTTCGTGCGGGCCAGCGGCATGAGGTTTAGGGAATGCGTGACGCTGCGCTGGTCGGAGGTGAATTTCGGCACCAAGCAAATCGTTCGCCTCGGTAAGGGCGGCCGGCGCGTCGTGTTCCCGATAACCGACAGCGTCCGGGATATTCTCTTTCCGCTACAGGGGCAACATCCAGAATTCGTATTCACGTATGTCGCGGTCTACGGCAACAAGCGCTTGGGCCTCGTGCGCGGTCAACGCTATCGGCTGACCTACAACGGCACCAAAGCTGCGTGGCAGACCCTTAGGGGCAGGGCGGCGCTCGCCGATTTCCGGTTCCACGACTACAGGCACGACTTCGGAACGAAGCTGCTGCGTGATAGCGGCAACTTGAAGCTGGTCCAGAGGGCTATGAATCACCGCGACATCAAGTCTACGCTTCGCTATGCCCATGTGCTGGATGAGGACATCGCCGCCGCCGTGGAGCGTGTCGCAAAGTCCCGGAAAAAGCCCCGGACCACTGTTCGGAAAGTCAGTTAA